CTGTTGTATTGTCTCTTAAAGCAGTTTGTCCTACCCTTGTATTGGTATTAACAGCACCTCCACCAATTCCAATGTTCACCCCATTCACCACCGCATCAGCAGTAGTGGTAAGCACCCCCTGCACCCTAGCAGTGCCGTTCACATCCAAGCGAAAGCCTGCGTCGGTGGTGGTGTTGATTAGGACATTGCCACCACTTGGTTGCAACTGAAGGTTTACAGCCCCGACTGTCTCTCTAAAACCTTGTATAAAAGGGATATTAGAATTAAAACCAAATCTCACGCCGTGAGAACTAGAAAGAGGGTCAAATATTCTGATTTGATTTCTAACTTCAAGCTGAGAGCCTAACCAAGGAAAAGAAGATACCGCACCAACAGTTAAACGCTTATTTGTATTATCCCAAGTGAATGAAGTATCTCCCGTCTGAGACCTTATGCCATTCCAAAAGGCTACTTGACCATTTGCTCCTGTGCCTGTTACTCCACCTGCATCACCAAGCAACTGAGCAGGAGTTCGTGTTACTAGCTCCCTAGTTGTACCTGATGGGTCAGCAATAAACACAGGTACCTGAGTAGCAGCCGAAGCACTAGCAGATGCCCTTAAAGCTAAAGTTCCACTAAGCTCAAGCTTGTGTCCGTTGTCTACAACTCCAGTCCCTAGAATTAAGTTGCCATTAGCAAACATCCGTGACACCTGAGTGCCTCCAATAAACTGAATCACCAAGCCATCAGTATAGCTATGTACAGTTGACCTCGGAGAACCGAAGTTATTCATCTGAATTGAATACGTATACGCAGTCAACCCAATGTTTGTAAAGTTTACCGTACCACCGGTTGCGCTATTGTATTGAAAGTTAAACGCATCAGCAGCATATGAAAGTGGACTATTTACTAATGACGTAGTACTTCCCCACATTGGTAATGTGTTTGGAGTACCAGTCCCCGTTACAGGGTTAGTAATAGCATTCTGCTTATTGTTGAATGTATTCCAATCAGTACTTGACAAGTACCCATCTGAGCTTGCTCCTGCCTGCGTAATTGCAATTGTGCCAGAACCTGTAATTGTACCGCCTGTAAGTGGTCCAGTTGTGGCAATTGACGTAACTGTACCCACGCTCCAACTTCTGTCAGCAGACAAGTCAAAGGCTGTACCATTAATAGTTAGTGTCCTAGTTGTTGGAACACCACCAAGCCCCCCTAATGTGTAGTTAGGGATATTAAAAATGCCAGTCGTGTAATTATAAGTAGCAGCACCGCTGTTGCCTGTAGTCGTTAAACTAATTGCGCTTCTAGATCGTAGGTCAGTGTAGTATAAGTTAGTACCCTCAGCAATGTCAGTAGTTGTAAGCACAACTGCACCAACCTGTCCGTTAACAGAAATTACTGCATCAGTGTTGTCAACCTTCTCCCAAGCTGATCCGTTAAAGATAGCCCAATCACCAAGCCTCCAATCGGTAATGCCGTTAAGGTTTGTACTACCAGCTACACTCACTACATAGTAGTTACCCTGCACGCCCACTGAGCTCTGCAATGTTGGTGTATTGGTTGCTGCGTTCCATGTACCCTTGTACTGAACTCCACCAACAAGTGTGTTAATTTGATTCTGAACCTTACCAAATGCAGTAAGAATGCTATCAGTAGCAACAACTGCACTTCCTGTAATGTTGAGTCCTGTAAGGACCTTGTTTATTACAGCAGAATTGCTAAGAGTGATAGTTGCATTACCAGGCCCTAAAGCAGTAGCTTCACCTGATAATTGAGTAATGTAGTTACCAGCAGGCTGATATATTGTTGGGTCAAGGCTACCATCTGCTTTTAAAAACTCAGAAGAAAGTCCTCCTCCAACAATAAATGCGGAAGAAGTAATATCGAATGATCCTAGATTTACATCATCAATAGCCCCAACATATGGCACAAATCCTTCCCCAACTATATCAATTATAGAACCTATCGAAAAGTTCTTAGTGATATTTAAATCCTGTACATCAGTTCCAATTAGAATGTCATTGATAGTAGGATCTGATAGTATGGGGTATGTACTTATCTTTGCCATTAGCTTTCAGGTAATTAAACAAATATACTAAAGATTAACGTAAGAAGTCTTACCATTTGTACGAACAGCTTTTAACTTTTGCTTTCTGTTCTTGCCTTTAGTATAAGATACGTGTACCCAATCCGGGTTCTTGTCAGTACCAAACTCCCAAATCAATTGGTCCCAATCAAGATTATCCTTAATGAAATTGTAAACGTCAGCATTAGTAACTCCACTGCTGCTACCATCCATATCGATATCAATCGCTTCACCCTTGCAATGCTGAGAGGATGAACTTCCCTTAATGAATTTATTAAGAGCCTCTGATCTGTACCCAGAGCTGATGTGAATAGGAACTCCAAAGTGTAAACGGATAGGTTCGAATACTTTTTCAGCTAACAATTTAAAATTCTCCAAATGCTCAGAAGTAGGAGTGTTGTCAATGCCATTACGTTTTGCAGAGTCACTTCTAGTAAGCTCTGATAGATTTAAGTGTTGACTAATTTTCATTTACTTTAGTTGTTAAGTGAGTCTAATCCAACAGAATCTATGGTTACCTTCTTCTTTCCCCAAAAATTCTTTTCCTCTTTAATGAAAATAGTATCTCGAATGTAGACAATTGTCTTTTCTGCCTTTGCTAATTCAACCGCCTTCTTGGCTACGACTACCTCTGTCTTTAGCGTTTCAATCTTCTTATCTACCTTTTCGACCATCTTGGTAAACTGTTTATCTGACTTGGGCAGAGTTACAATCGCCTGGTTAAATAGACTGTCGCTTTTTAGAAACAAGGTATCTACCACCTGCTCTTCGATTACCTCTTGCTCTTTACCACAAGAAGCTAAAACCAGCAATGATAAGATGAATAAGTATTTCATAGTTATTTGATTTTACCTAGCTCCTGTAAGGTTGTCAATTTTGCAAGTGATGCAGACAACAAGCTATCAGACCGCTTTAGATTCATCGTGGCATTGTCAATCTTTAATTCCAATGCATCAATTTTTACACCTTGCTTTTCGATTTGCGAAGTGTAGTTAATCTTTCCATCAATGTACAAATATCCGATTGCAATAATCACAAGGAATAGCATTCCTTTCACAGGCTCTTTTGCAAATTCTGCAAAGCTAATAGGCAAAGGATTGGCTTTGATTTCTTTTTTCTCAGTCATTTTCTTCTTTTTTAATTGGGTTCTTAAATATCTTTTCAGCTGCACTAATCCCCAAAGCAGCAGCAGATAAAGCCGCTACTGAATATACTAAAGCCTCTGAAGGCTCGTTTACTGAATCATGATTTGCGTACAAAGTGTAGGACAAAGCAATAGCTGAGAACACCCCTACAAATCTCTTACTTGATGCTTGTCCATTCTCAGACAAGAATCCACTGAGCCACTCGAAAAACTTTTTCATCGTCCTTGTCCTCTGTATTTTTTAGGTTTTGGATTATACTTCCCGTATGACTTCTTAGCTACACCGGTTCTCTTTTTGCCGAAGCTAACTTTTCTTGCACTTGCAACTGCCTTTGCCATTCTATTTTAGTATTTCAACAATAACTTTTAATGCACCAAGTCCAACAAGTGTGACAAGAGCATAGAAATAATTCTTGTATTTTTTTAATTCAGACTTTAATTCATACACCTCTTTCTTCATTGTCCTCAAGTCTCCAATCATTCCATTAGAGTCTCTGTCAATAGGGTTCCCTGAAAGTAAAGTGTGCATGTCTTTAACAATAGCTTTAACCTCAGCTACGTCATTCTTTAACGCATCCAATTCAGCTGCCATATAATCAAGCCTATTGTTTTCTTGAGGATTCATTTACCAGAGTGCTACAATATTGTTAGCTGTTGTAGTAGTATTGAATACTCTGATTACTTGAAAGGTAGTTAGGAATCCGTTTGGTATGTTTGTAAACGTAATGTCATCTCCTCCTGCTGTAAGCACTCGTAGGATTCCTCCTGTACCAACATATAACACGCATCCCTCTACTGCTCCGTTTCCTGGATTAGGAATATTAACAGTGTCACTCTTAGTCACTACTGCCGCTCTTGATTGTTGTAATTTTTGATATGCCATGATCTTATTAATTATTCTTCTTTATATGGGAACGCACGGTTAAGTGCATCTTTTCTTTTATTACAGCCACAATCTTTTCCTGCTGCCTTAGCAACAGTTTCAACTACCTTCTTAATTCCAGTAGCTGTAGTTACTTTCTCTATAGTATCCCCTAGTCCTTTGCTTTTCATATTCTTTATAAGAAAGAATGGCACCAACCAATTAAGACTGATGCCGCTCTTACTGTTTTTTTAGATGAATAATTTATTCAACCTCTTCAGCAGATTGTTCAGCCTCAATACTTTCTACCCATCCTGCTAAGAACTTAAAGCTCTCAATACCTTCACTTGAGAAAGTAAACTGATAGAACTCAAAGGTATCATCAAGCAATGCTTTCATGTCCTTGGCCATAGCCTTGATACCATCCTTAGTGAACTTGTATTCACCCTTCTCATTTAAGTCCAATACACCATTGGATTCAGTATGAGCATTATCAAGACGAATGTCTTCACGCTTCTCATGGTACTGTTCAAATAGAGGCTTAATCTTTTCAGCAATCTTCTTAAGCTTAGCCTCTGCCTTGCTGCCTTTTTCAGCAGGAGTGATGTTTAACGCTTTAACTAGTTCTAATAATTCAGCGTTTGTCTTTGTTACTTTCTGTGCCATTTGATTTGATTATAATGATGAACAAATATAGTTAAACTTTAGAAATTCTTTTACCCATGCCAACTCTACTTTTCTCTGCCTTCTTTGCAGCAAGCTTCGCTGAACTTATTTCACTCTTAGTCTTTGGCGTCTCTGATGATACCCTATTGGTTGGTCGGCAGTACTCATTACGTCCTCCTGCACCACATGCCTTACCAGTCTTGGTATCCTGCCACTTCTCTGCTTCCCATCTCTTCAGACTAGAACCCTTATCAGACTTAGTAACATTCCCAGATGCCTTACGACACTTGGCAATAGCCTGAGATGCCCTTGCAGAAGGGAACACATCATACGATGCCTTTACCTTTTTGTAGCAAGAGTCTTTCATTAGTACTTACCTTTCTTACTCTTAGGTGATGATTGAGTAGATCCTCCAGGACCTGCCCATAAGTTCTTACATGCCCAGTACTTAGCAGACAATTTATCTGTAGCACTATCGCATTTATGACGAGCCTTAAATGAAGACCGTGCCGCTGCCGAATAGTTATGACCATAACCCTCAGCACCAAAGTGAATTAGCTTCTCTTGTCCATTAGCACAAGCCTTAACCATTCTCTTCTTGCCGGGTCTGTCAGAAGCAACGACACGGTTACATTTCATTGTAGACTTTTCAGCCATTACTTCTTCTTCTTACCTACAGCTTTTTTTACTGCCTTCTTAACTACAGCCTTAGCAGCCATTGCTTTCTTTGGTCCACTTAGGACTGCGGCCTTGGGCATACCCATAGCCATCATTTGATCTCCTTTCATTTCTTTTTTGGTTTGTAAGATGTTGCTGCTTTAACTTTTTGAGTGCAAGGTTGCATATTGTTATTGTTTAAATGTGATACCTTTGTTTACAAATGTAATAATAAAAATGAAATCAAATAAAAGAGACTACCTGAAATTCTGGAAAGTAATCCGTGAATACTTTAAGGTAAGGCATAATCTCAGCCAAGCAGACCTAGACATGCTTCTGTACCTATACTCAGAACGCTACTTTAATATTACCACCTTCAGACAATATGAAAAAATATTTATCTGGGACAAAAAAAGATTCTACCGACTCAAGGATGAAGGATGGATTGAACTATTTGCAAGCAGGCAAAAGGGTAGACCTGCCATGAGATCTAAGGCAATGTACTGCCTTTCCTATAAGGCAAAGAGAATGATTAACTCAATCTACAAAAAGTTGGAAGGAGAAGAAATTCCTGAGACAATGTGTAACAATCCCATGTTCAAGAAGAACGTAAGGTTCTCTGACAAGGTCTACAGGAATATGATTATCACTATGAATGAGGAACTAAAGGAGAATAGACTTACAGGACAAGAACTACGTCACGTTCCTGAATAATTACGCAGTGCTCATCATTGATGATCATCACATAGCTATTCGCCTTGTCGTAGTACACCTCATCCCCAGCCTTAATGTTATGAACGTCTGTGCCTGAGTTGATTACTACTCCACGCTTGTAGCGTAATTGGTTTGTATCCTCACCAGATAGAATTAATCCTGAAGAAGTCTTAACTTCCTCGTCAATAGATTTGATTACAATGTTTTTGCCTATCGCCTTCATGCGTATTTTTTTTACAAAGATACTCCTCTAAAGACTAGAAACAAGATACTAGAAACAACTACCCCGAATACAACCCCTATCAGAAGTCCATCTATGAAGTTCTGATAATCTCTTTGATTTAGTGCCATAAGATTATTTTTATGTTTCCAATATAAAAAGTAATTTGTAAAATAAAAAATAATAGTAACTTTATGGACAACAAATAAGCTTCTGATGGATCTAAAAAAGATTAGCAGAAATGTTCACGTCCTTGAACTTACAAGAGAAGAGACAAAGTTAGCATTACTATCAGATGTGCACTGGGATAATCCAAAGTGTGATAGAGAAAAGCTAAAGGATCACCTAGACTACTGCAAAAAAAATAATATCCCTATTTTTATCAACGGTGATTTCTTTTGTTTAATGCAGGGTAAGTACGATCCAAGAAGAAACAAGAAGGATATTCTGCCTGAACACAATAAAGCAAATTATATAGATGCAGTTATTGAAGATGCAGTAGATTATTGGTCTCCGTACGCACATCTACTCACAGTTATTGGGTATGGCAACCACGAGACTGCAATCATTAAGAACCTAGAGACCGATCCGTTACAACGGTTCGTTGATCTGCTCAACTATACCAACAAGACAAGTGTTTATACTGGTGGATATGGCGGATGGTTAGTCATTAAGTATAATCTAAATGGTAACACTGTACTCTCAAAAAATTTGAAGTACTTCCATGGATCAGGTGGTGGTGGAATAGTTACAAAGGGAGCTATTAACTTGACTAGAGCTTTAGAGATTTACGAAAACATGGACATATTTATCATGGGTCACATACATGAGAACTCTAGCCGTAACGATGTTCGTGATGCTATTCAATTTAATCCTGGAAAGCATGTACATGAGATTGTTCACAAGCAGATTCACATGGCAATCACGGGATCTTACAAGGAAGAGTACCAAGATGGGGCATTTGGCTGGCACGTAGAGCGTGGTGCTCCTGTCAAACCTACAGGAGGAAGGATACTTACCCTATCTGGTAAGGATATACACAAGAAAGACTTTAGAAATTATGAATTATTAGTAGATAGTTGCAAGTTTCCACTATGAAAGCAGTACTAGAATTTAATTTACCTGAAGATAACAGCGACTTTAAAGCCGCTATTAATGGAAGTAATTATTGTAGTGCCATATGGGACTTTGACCAACTACTTCGTTCTGAAATGAAGTACAAGGAACTATCTGACGAAACTTATCAGGCCTATAAATGGTGCCGTGAGGAGCTAAGAAAAATACTAGCAGAGGACAATTTATTTATAGAACAATAATGGAGGATAAAAAAATACAAATCGCAATCATTTCATTCTTAATAGGTGCAATCCTTACGATTATTATCTACCCTAAGCCTGAAGCAGAAGAGATTTATAAGTTTACAACTGTAACAGAAACCGATACTTTGTTTGTCGACAAAGTGTCGACAGTTTATATCCCTAAAAAAGAAATCAAAACAGAGATTCTTAGGGATACAATCTTAGTTGGCCATACACCTACTATAAATGCCTTCAGTTCAACGACACCTTTCGAGTATGGTAACACCTACGTGAATGGAGAAGTCCTCGGAGAGGTACTTAAAATGAGCGTTACGAACGATTTTAAAATACCTGTGGTAACTAACACTGTTACCAACACAGAAACTCGTACAATTATACAGAAACCAAGGGGTATTTACCTAGGAGTAGGAGTAAACTCTCTACTAGACCCAGGTGTTAAAGCTTCATACTTGGACAACAAGTATATCTTCGAGTACCAATACCAACCCGTGACAAAGATTCACAGCTTAGGAGTAAGTAAAAAGTTATTCTAAAAGTACCCAAGTAGCATACCGTAGGATCTGCTCTTGGGTCATTTTTTTTTTATTATACAATTCGGATATCATCCGAGTTCTGTCTCAAAAATTGACAATATTTGAGACATATCTCATGCATTAACCCATAATGTAAAGCACAATGAATAATATGTCACTCATTTGTAAAATATATTTTACGTTATCCACTAATCTTTAGCAGCACTAGGTATCCAATCAGGTCATTCACCACGTCCTCATCGTCCTTATCCAAGCTCCCGTTCTTGATTCGCTTTAGTTTGTCATCGATTCGCACCAGTAGTCCTTCTTTTGCGGACAACTGACTGAACACCCCAAGCGGCTCTAATGCAGAATTGCCGTACTTCCGGTTCTTCTCAATGAGCATCCTCTCAATATGCTCAAGTACCTCGCCTACTTTAATTGCAAATGGTGCCTCCATCTTAGTTTATTTTAAGGAACTCATACCACCATATGACTAGCAATGCGAATAGCAGTGCTAGCCCTACAGTGAATGCCATCTTCTTAAGTTGTTCCATAGTGTTCTCTTAACGTCTTGAACCGCTCACCATTGATGTACTGGCTTGTAGTGAACTTAGAGCGGACCTTCTTCACTAGCAGCCCATCCTCGAACAGCACATAGAACTCATTCTCATCGTACACCACAGCAGTGCTGAGGTACTTAGGCCACACCTTATGGTTCTCGTCAATCACTCTGATTGCTTGTCCGTGCCCAAATGGGTTTAGTATTGTGTCCATCGCTTACTTAGTCTCGTATGATCTAGCCATCGTAATGATGGCGTTAGTGCTCAGAATAGTTGTCGCTACACTCACAGCGTTCTGCAACGCAGTACGTGTCACCTTCAGTGGGTCAATCACCCCCATCTTAATCAGGTCACCCATCTGCCCGGTCTTTAGGTTGTACCCATGACCAATCTCAGCCCCATCCTTGTACACGTCACTAGGCTTTAGGCCAGCGTTTGCAAGGATTTGTTGGAACGGTGCCATCATCGCATTGGATAGGATTTTAATCGCCACACTCATCTCAGGGCTGTAGTGGAAGCTACCAGTTGGAATGAGAGTAGCTGTCTCATCTAGCAATGCCTTGCCGGCACCTGGAAGGATGCCCTCCTCTAGTGCACTACGCACAGCACACACCGCATCGTCAACACGGTCGTACAGCTCCTTCTGCTCTAGGTCAGTCTGTCCACCTACGTATATCACACCAATGCCACCTGTAAGCGAAGCAATCCGATCTAATAGGTGGTCCTTGTCAGCCTTCCTCTTAGCAATCTTATGTGACTGCCATAGCTGAGCTACTCGCTCCTCTACCTTGACTGGGTCTATTCTCAAGTCTGACTTAAGAATGATGGTCTTGTCATTGCTAACCACTACTCTGGCTGCATGCCCCAGGTCCTCAATAGTAATTTGACTCAGGTCATCTCCGGTCTTCTCACTGAAGTATGTCGCTCCTACACTCACCGCCAGGTCCTGCATCAGCTCATGCTGTCGATACCCAAAGCTAGGTGGTTGTACCACGCAGATCTTTAGGTTGTTCTTCATAACATTTGCAGCCAATGTATTCACAACGTTCACATGGCATGGCGATACAATGAGTAGCTTCTTCCCATCAGTAATGATTGGCTTTAGAATGTTCTCAATCTGCAAGATGTTACTTATCTCAATGTCAGCCACCAGCACATGCACGTCCTCAAATACGCACTCGTCTCTGCTCTGATCGTTGATGAACAATGGGCTTGTATACCCCCTGTCAATCTTTAGACCCTTAGTGGTCTCAGCATAGGTCTCATTTGTCTGGCTACGCTCCACCGTTACAATCCCAGTCTTGCCGACCTCCTTGTACACCTCAGCAATAATGCGACCGATCTGGCTGTCATTGTTCGCAGAGATTGTTGCCACGTCAAGCAGCATTGAGTTAGTCACCTTCTTGCCCTTCTTCTTCAACCCCTCAATCACTTTTGAACTTAGCTCAGATATGTTGCGCAGCACCTCAGTGGTATTGAGCTCTGTCTGGCCTGCACCAATGTGCTCTAACCATCCAAGCACCAAACCCTCAGTCAACACTATGGCAGTAGTCGTGCCATCACCAGCAGAGGTAGCCGTTCTATCCGCAGCCTCCTTCATCATCTTAACCGCAAGGTTCTCAACAGGATCAATCAGGTCAACCGACTTAGCGACAGTTACACCATCCTTAGTTACCGTAATACCATGCGTGTGGTTAGGACTCTCAATAAGCACCGTGTTACCGTAAGGTCCCAACGTACTCTTGACCGCTCCAGCAATCTTCTTGATGCCAGAAATTAACTTTAGCCTGCCCTCCTGGGCGAACACTAAATCTTTAGGTGAGTATTCCATTTGAATTAAATTTTACCAAATCTAAAGAAATTTTATATAAAACAAAAAAAGCCATCCCGAAGAATGGCTCTCTCAATACATCAGGAATATTAAGCAATGGTAATACCTGATACCGCAAACGGTAGGTTCTCAACCTCAAAGGCTACATACGTCCATGATGTAGTCAATGCACTAACGACAGCGTTCTGAATAGCATCACGCATAGACTCATTTCCTGCTGGAGCTGCTGCGTGAGTAATTGTCACAACATCAGTTCCTGTGCTTGCCTTGTAGTGCACGTGAACAGTTGTTGTTGACTCCTGCTCGATTAATACAATACCTGTTGCAGAAAGCAATTGTCTCTGCTCGTTTGTTACGGGGATACTTAAAAACTTCTCCATTTTGTTTTTTGGTTTTTGGTTCAGACAAAGATAATGAAAAAATGGAATCACTTTTCCATGTCAAAGTCCTTCTTCCCTATATATATATATATATATTTATATATATTATTTTTTTTTCTGACTTAGAATCAGTTTAAAAATCGACATAATCTATCAGTAGATTGAATATCAGTTAGTTACACGACATATTTTCGTACATGCCATGACAGATATTCTAGCATATAGGGTAAAAAAAAAGAGGGACCATAAAATCCCCCTTCTCAAATAACCCATAAAGCTATTACTTCAAGAACATCTCCTTAATATTTTCGACATTCTCAGCTTTCTGGACACCTAGTGATACAGCCTCAGAATACATCTGAAGTTTCTCCGCTCGCTTCAAGGTCTTCTTAATATTAAGAGCCTCCTGAATCCCAGTGATACCGTTAGGACGATCATTTATCAAACGACCATTCTTAATTGTTAGTCCATCGTACATGCACAAATATAAGAATTTAGATGATAGGAGAGATTGGGTAATACCACCAAATTACGACAGCCGGCCCGAACCGGAAGTGATCTTTTTTTCGGCATGGGGGGTAGGCATGCTTTAGGCTTGCCCTAGATTTTTTGGCTTTTCCTATGGGCATGTCTGCATGACCATGACTGCGACATTGCGAACGCCTATGCCCTAGCTTGCATCCCTACCTAGCTACCTACCTAGCTACCTTGCCTTTGTTCCAGTTAAACTTGACTGCCAGTCAATACAGAGAACTTGACCATCAGTCAACAAATACATTTGGGGAATCCCCATGAAATCCCCAAGACTTTTTTGTGCATCACATGTAGCAATACTTTGCTTTATATCCCCTAGCTAGATTCTACAGATAAATTATTCATGCGATTCACATGAAATTTTTCTCGCTGATTATCAAGCAGTTACATAAAAGTTTAAGAAATATTCATATTTATTTTGACACACCACTTGCATATGAACTAGAAATGAACTTACTTTACATCATCAAACAACAACAAATAAACAAACCCATGTTAAACTACACTAAACTAATGTCTCTGAATCCTACGATTTATAAGACATTCACCAATTCACTTGACCAATTGATTCTATTGGTAGAACACCCATTGAGAGGGGACGAAAGCCCAATCATAGTTGTATGCGAAGAATTAGCATTGGCTGACTATTCAGATTTCTATGAGTTAGGAGAGATTGACGAAGTTGGAGGAGAATATGAAGTTTGCTTTATTACAAATGAGTTATTCCACGGACTAAACTAAAAAATCTATGAAATTCAAGACTATCTACGATGCATGTGCTGAGTTAATGTATGAGGATTCGATTCCATACATTATTTGGATAACAAACGAGGAAAAATTTGGATTCAAACCTAAACAAGTAAAAATCCTTGTGCATGGAAATGGAACTTACGAACTAATTAAATAAACTATGAGAAAAACTATTGAAGTACTCGAAATCCTTAACTACGCTAACAATTTATTGGCAAGGGAAGATGAATTTGCAGATTCAAAGTTCAAAGCTGGGATTTGTGTAATGATTGAGGAAATTCTACTTAGGACTGATAACTACAAAGGATTTTCATTTTTACATGAAGACAATAGGGTAGGACAGCCTAATTACTATTCGAGATATTACTACATAAACGAAAAAATAAAATGAGCGACAACAAAAAATCATGGCTTATCACCATTGCAATCTTAGCAGTAGCAATCACAATCGGACATTTCTTTGGCCTTGAACTTGAAAAAACAATATGGTAAAATTTAAGAAAGTAAACGAGAATTGCTATTCAGTAAAATTCAATGGGAATGAATGGTCATTGTGGCTATACTATAGCAAACCAAATCAGCAATATCACTGTGATTTTGGTACAAAATATTTCGAATGTAATACAATTGCAGAAGCAAAAAACAAGGTAAAAAACTATCTATTATGACAATTATCAAAACGCATGGATTCATTAGCCTAGTTAGGTTTCAAAATGGGCAATTTGGTGTAGCAAATAGCGACAAAATAACTACAAACTTATCATTAGATGTCGCAAAAAACTTATTCGAAATCCTTAAACAATTATCAAAATGAGAATCAAAAATGATGTAAATGGGAATCCAAGATATGTAGTACATTTTCTAGATATCCTAAATGATGAGGAAAGCAAAGATTTCAGATTCATGGAAAAGTATGAATTGGCAGTAAGCAAAGCAAAAAAGTTTGGCGGAAAGGTATACAGAGGAAAGGATTTTGGCGGAGGAATAGTATTCCAGTCCTATGACATCAATGGACTGCTAAGCAAACTAAAATAGGCCATCTATGGAGCATGGAGGGAATCGTTTTCCCTCATGGCATCAAACTTAAACCCCAAAAAAAATGAGAGTAACTGCACAAATCAAGGATGCAATTATTGTATTCCGATTGGACAAAAGTACAAATGGTAAGATAACATCTGGCAAAGAAAGAATCTTGCAAGTTTATTCATTCAGTAAATCTCAATTGGAGTATGCCGATAATAAGTATTCCAATGGTGAGAAAATGATCCCAAAAGAATTCTTTGACTTAGCGGATGCAGTTTGTTTTGATTGCCCATTCAGAGGATATCTGAAATGCTATACTCACAAGTACGAACAATATGCAGGATTCTGTAGCATGTTTAAAAGTCTGGTGAAAGAATTCAAAGAGAAAGAAATCCCAAGTTTGGACGATGTCTGGGCAAAAGTAATGAAGATGTCAAAGGATAGGTACATCAGATTTGGGACATATGGTGAGCCAAGTTTGATTCCAATTGACATGGTATCCAACATGATTGGTCTATCAAAATCACATACAGGATATACACATCAATGGGCAAAAAAGCCTGAGTATTCAGCCTATTTCATGGCAAGTACACATAATGTAGGTCAATCGGATATGGCTATGAAATTAGGCTATAGGTCATTCATGGCAGTAAAAAATAAGATTCCAAATGCAGTCCAATGTCCTGCAAGTAAGGAGATGGGATACAAATCTACATGTGAGAAATGTGGCTTATGTAGTGGAATGAGAAAAGGTAAAACAAATATTCAAATCTTAGAACATTAATATGAAAGCAGTGATACACATGAGAGGAATCTACGGAGGGACATTCAGTCAAACTAAAGAATTCAAAGATGATAAACATCTAGACAATTGGCTGTCATGGATGGACAAAAATCAGAATCGAGTTAAGGTAATTGGAACTAAAATACTATGAAAGCTACTGAAAAATTACACAAGAAAATATCTGATAGGAGTTGGGATGGCAATGTACTATATATACATTCAAGTAATCCTGTTGTAATATCTGAATGGGAGAATTGCAAAATGTACTCATGCAATGCTGGTTCAAGAGAAGTAAGAGTTGACTTTAGACTACCAGATAGGAAGCAGTTAATACTATCTACTAATGTAAAAGAAAGAAGTATAGATAGGAAGTCATATGATAACTATGGTGGCACAATGTATATACTAGAACCAATGACAGAAGAGATTGCCGAAACAATTTTAAAACTTAATATAATATAACTATGAAATGGATAATTGTAGATTGGACAAGCACAAGGTGTTACTCCAACAAAAAATTTAAAAGTTATGAGGATGCATGGGACTTTCTGTATTGTGAGTATCCCAATGATGATGATGCATTAGGAGAGTACTATGTGATAAAGGAGAGTAAACCATATAGAGAATTAAGTCTACAAGATAGAATTACAGGAATGTTTATCAATCAATTAAACAAATAAAACTATGCAGACAATTGAATTAAACATCGACCTAATCAGTGAAGAATTATACCTTTTAATTCTTGAAGAATTTAAAAATCAGCATCCAAATGTGGGTGATTTAGACAACTGGGTAATCAAAGCAGATATAGAAGAATAAAACTATGAAAACTTACAAAATGACTAGGGTTTACGAGACCTACATTGAAGTAGAAGATGACCAAGAATTGGGCAATGAAATCTACGCAATGGAATTGGAACAATGCAATGTAGTCTATGAGAAAATAGAATTGCAAGATGAAATCACTTTGAAAGACAAGGTGACTGGAATGTTTATCAATCAAATCAATAAATAAAATGGTAAAGGTATATTTTGAAACGGAAGTACATGCCGAACTAGTGGCAATCTTTGATAGTGAGGAGACTTACGATGCATGCTTAGATGCATTAGAGAAGTTAAGAAAGAAACATGGATTTGATTTCATATCGGAGTCAGTAGTGGATGAGAAAGAAATAAAAGAACTATGAACAGAGAACAATTAATTGAATGGCTATGTTGGAACGACCCTAATGGAGTCTATAGGGACGAGGATAGTATAAGAGAGGGCATGGATGTCCTCTCTTTTGAGGAAGCATACGAACTATATTTAAACCAATCAAAAGGATAAAGCTATGCCAAACTGGTGTTCAAACGAAATCACAATTTCTGGGGATGTTACAAAGATTGTACAAGCTCTGGAGTCTATTGAGAATAAGGAAGATAGAAACTTATTCAAAAGTTTAATTGATGTACCACAGGATGAGTACGAAAAGGACTGGTACAACACAAATCTTAAATACTTTGGTACAAAGTGGGATGTATCACATGAGGAATCTGATCCCCAAGAATTTGATGGAGGGTTGGTACTAACTCCAAACACGGCATGGTCTCCACCAATTGAGTTCTGTGTTAACCTAGCCAAGAAGTATGGTGTGGAAGTGGATATGTTCTACCATGAACAAGGGAACGATTTCTGTGGCAAGACATACATCAACTCAGATGGCACATACACAGAGGAGGACTATGGATACATGGAGGGACTATATCATTTTGATGCAGACTATTTCTGGATGGAAATTCAATGGTATGTTGAGTCTGCAATTGAGGATGGACAATCTGTCGAGGAATTCCTAGAAGATTATGACTACTTACCTACTTATGACAAGAAAGAACTAACTAAAATATACAATGAAACCCTTTGAAATTAACACAACTGCATATGATGAGGAGAACTTTGTAATCCTCACAGACTTGAATGAGACTCAAATTAAGAAAGTGATTGAGCCTATAGTTAATCGGGAGCGAGAGGATGGTATATACTACGACAATGATATGCTTATCGATGCCCTATTGGATGCCTATCCAGAGAATAAATTCTACTACTACAACGAACCTAAACTAATAAGCATATGACATTTAACCCAACAAGCGAGACTGCAAGACAAGAGGTATTGGATTACGCAAAAACACAATTGAGCATTGAGGATGCTAAACAAATCTTAGAGAGCAATGGCTATTTTGTGGCTAATCTATGGCATGTTTATGATGTGACTAGCACATACAAATGTACGGATGAACAAGCCTACGGAGTACTAAATGATGCATTGACAAACGAGTATCTCATGGAGCAGATTTGGGATACAATTTATTTAGTAGCAGAAGACTTAAACTTAGAAAGAAATGAAGACAATTGAAGGATTAGAGAATGACTTTCTCAGAAGCGAAATTAAGAGGCTCAAGGAGATCCGAGAGGAGCATGAGCAGATGTTGGTGGAAGAGATCTACCAATGGATAATGTCCAACGAGGACATGGGCATAGGTGAATGTGCCGATGCACTATACGAGGCAACTAAAATTGTAGCAGAATGGAAAAGAAAAATCAAATGAGAGATAAGATTTTAGAATCATACGATGAGGTACTATTTGCGGATGGATTTGATGATGCGATCATTGGGTTCGAGCCTAACATGTGGAAGGTGGTATACTCTAGGAGAAAATGTGTAGATATTTTGGTTCAGAATGAAGACATGTCTTATGAGGATGCAATAGACTACCTAGAGTACAATACTTTCAATGCTTATGTAGGGGAAAATACTCCGCTATGGGTTGATGATTTGGATTCGGATGTACTTGAGGTAATGTATGAATACATGGGACATAATGGTTATAAACTTAGGGAGATGTATGAATCCATCCCAATGAAGGAAAGTATGTTTAACTACGAGCAGTTTATTGTTGCACAATTCTCAAACTTAATAGACAAATGACATTCAATCACGAAGCAATCTCCCTAGTGGAATCACTAGGAGTGGAGCAGCACAAGTATGCTTCTCAGTTAGCCACGATCCTAACCCTACTATCTAGTGGGGAGATGGATAGGGTGAGTAAAGTAAGCGAGATGATGCACAAATGTGTGGACTACAACATCTTACTGCTACTAGCAACCAATCATCTGCTTCAGATGGCAGAGGGCTTTACCCAATTCACAGAATTATCAGATAACTAATATGAAAGAAAAAAACGGAACTGAAAATCTAGTATTCACATCGATTGATATCGATACATTGGTTGATAGAATAGCTGATAGGGTAATACATATTATGCTATTCAATGGGAATACTAAAATGAGAAAGGAATTTTTTGAAAGGAATGACTTGCTTAAAACTCCTATAGGTGAACTTAATTTATCTGTAAGAACATATAATTGTTTTTATTTTGCAAGGATAAAAACACTAGAGGACTTAACTATGTACACAGAAAAAGAACTAATGAAATTAAGAAATTTTGGGAAGATTGGATTGATTGAAATAAAAAATCTTCTTGAACAATATAACTTAAGTCTTAAAGTAGAACTATGAATGTATTCAAATTAAAAATCGGCAACTGGGATGGTGACCAGTGTACTTTATACACCACTATAACTGAGGAGCAACTCAGAAAGGTATTAGAACCAATGGCTAAGCGACATGAGGAGATGAACTATTTCATCGAGGACTACATCGTAGCATTGGAGGATGCATATCCAAAGAGAATTACCTTATCAAATTTCAGCGACACTATAACAATTCAACTATGAAAATCGAAGTGAATGTACCGAAGTACTTGGATCTTGACCATACCTACCAAGCAGTAATGGATGCCATGTACAATTCAGACAATGTAAGCAAGCAAGAAGTATTGCTTGTATCAAGTATCCTCAATCAATTGGCATACAATAAGTCAAAAGGCATACTAAAGCATGGCTTCAGAGACTGGGCAGAGACGCACCATGAGATAGTATGCACGATTCATGCCATGATTGACAATGATACGATGCCATCTAGACTAGAAAAGATTCTAGATACTGAAGGATTCGGTGGACTATATGACTTGGGCATAGAGTTGACCAATGAGTTCTGTAACACCTATGAGAATAGGGTATGGGATGGGGACTGGGTTGATACTATTATTGAATTCACAAATCTAAAACTACAATGAATATAAGTGAACTTAGAAGTGGTAACCTTGTAAGTTACAAGGGATACCCCTGCGAAGTACGGTTTGTAGATACATTTAGGAATCATGTATGCATAGACTTGGATCAATATGTTAATGATGAAATATTTAAAGAGCAACTAATGGATTCAAGAGTAGCGTATTCAAGCTATGTTAATGTATCTGTATTTGATTTAAGTCCAATAAATATTGAAGAAGGACTAGTTAAAAAATTAAAAATTGATAATAGAATAGTTTGTGAATACCTAAGTGATAGAATTGGTTATGATAAAGTAGTTTCTGTATTTAAGTTACGATGGGATGAATCATGTGACTTTGATACTATGCAAAATGTTTTTATAATAGACATAGATGGAATAGAAGTTGGATCTAAACTAGAACCAAAAACAGATTACAATGGAGCACGTTTTGAAATGCCCAACATCAGGTACATACATCAAGTACAGAATATATATTTTGCATTAACAGGAAAAGAATTATGACACTAGAAGGAAGACTAGAGATGTACAGATTGGTACATGGAATGAATGACAGACTGCTTTATCTAGATGAGAAGAGCAAGGCTAAGTTTGTGAAAGGGATGGATGCATTGTTTCAAATTTATCCATGCCCAAGAGAGGTGAGGTATGGATCAGAAGCTAGACTAAAGGATGGAAGCGAAGCAAATGTTTAATGTGTACTACTGCGGTAGTCTATACGCAAGATTGGTATGTACCACCAAGTGGGAAGCGATTGACCGGATCTGCAACGAGCATTACTGGTTGAACAGGAGCAAAGTTTCTGCAAAAAAAGATTGACTTTGTTTATTTATTGTCTTATATTGTATCAAATTTAAATCAAATCTAATGGGGAAAAATTTTAATGAAAGCGAGGTGTTCATCAATGAGGAGATTGAGTTCAGCATTGATGACAAGGACTACTTTTGGGTGGGTAGCTACGAGGTGGCTAGTCATGGTGAAGAGTCGGACTGTGACTATGTTGGTGACAGCGAGACAGTTGTAAATATTTTAGGTACTCATCAGCTATGCACATGGGATGAGGAACAGGGCAAGACAATTTCTCTTATGCCTACCAGAGAACTTACTGATGCTATAGTGGATGCTATTTTTGACAAGCTATGATTATGTATATCGTAGTGGGATTGATAGTTATTCTTTCCAATGCAGTAGTATCTAGGCTACTATACAAAGAGGATCGTGATGGCTACGAGAAGCTCATCATGGATGCAGTTAGTATAGGGATATCCATCGTGTTATTCCTAGCATATATTTTAATCGTACATAATTATGAAAATTGAAATCTTTAATAACTATTTAGAAAACATTATCAAGCGTTATTCCATCCCCAAGGAATGGATCTTCTCAAAGAATAAAAAGATGGAGGTAGTGGATGCAAGACACATGCTGTACTACCTATGCTCACAGAGAAACATACCGGTGAGCTACATCCAGAGGTACATGGACATGAATGGGTATGTGATAGGTCACTCATCCATTATTCATGGGATCAAATCAATCGACAGTAAAGTACAAGCAGACACAGACTACAAGCAACTAATTAAAAACCTAGAGAAATGAAATCAGAAAAATCAGTATTCGAGAGACTCTCAGCTATCAATGTGAACGAGCATGTTGAGAAGAAGGACAACCTAACCTACCTATCATGGGCATGGGCATGGTCTGTGACTAAGAAGGAGTGCCCAGATGCATCGTACACCATCCTACCTACGGACTACGATGATGACTTAGGATTCATGTGCCATACATCAGTTACGATTGAGGGTCAGACCCTAGAGATGTGGTTGCCTGTCATGGATGGGAAGAACAAGAGCATGAAGAAGAAGGCTTACTCCTATGCTACCAAGTACGGAGACAAGCAGGTGGATGCAGCGACTACCTTCGACATCAACAAGACCTTGATGCGTTGCTTGGTTAAGAACCTAGCGATGTTTGGATTGGGCATCTACATCTATGCCGGAGAGGATCTACCAGAGAGTGAGCCAAAGGTAGTGGAGCAGAGCGTACCTACTGCACTGGTTACCCTAGTGAAGGACAGCACTGAGTGGAAGAAGGTGCTAAAGTATGTGGCTGACAACAAGAGCAAGGGTCTTGCATTCATTGGCAAGCAGTTGACCACCAAGTATGACATCTCTGTAGAACTTAAGAAAGAAATCGCTGAACTATGCAATCAGTAATCGATGAACTAAGGAATGATGATGAGTACTACAATGGAAAGGGTAGGTACTACCTATCCAACTCAGACATCTATTCGTTGCTTACCAATCCTAAGCTATTTAGAGTGCCATCTGGGGACTCCAAACACTTTCATGAGGGTAGACTATTCCATCAGCTAATTCTTGAGCCTGAGAAGGCTGTAATCGTGCCACAGGTGGATGTCAGTACAAGGAATACAAAGGAGTACAAGAAGTACCTTGAGGACAACGACCTTGGATTCGCCATGTTGACCAAGGAGTACGAGGAAATTGTGCGACTTGCTAGTGTGATGAAGTCCAACCTTCAGTTCTACGATGACATCTACAGGGATGGCAACCTATACGAGGAGCCAACCATTGGTGAGATCAAGGGACTGCAATGGAAAGCAAAGGCAGACATAGTTACTAGCGATTCAATCATTGATCTGAAGACTACATCGGACATCAACAAGTTCAGATGGTCTGCAAAGAGCTACAACTATGACTCCCAGTGCTACATTTACCAGCAATTATTTGGAAAACCCCTATACTTTTACGTTATTGACAAGGAATCTGAGCAGCTTGGTCTGTTCAGACCATCCGAGGAGTTCGTAAAGGGTGGAGAAGCTAAGGTCGAGCGAGCAATGGAGGTATACTACAGGTACTTCGGACCAAATCCAACAGATGATATTGACAATTACTTTATAAACGAAACACTTTAATCAAATGGAAAAGAAAGACAAAATTTACGGAGGAAGTTCTAGAGTTATTCAAACCAAGTACGGCCCGCTTACAACAGTAAGCCAAAGCAAGAGGGACTTGCAGAATCTTTTAGCCTACCTTAACGAGAAAAACCTTGAGTGGGTCAACCTAAATATAGTAAAGAATAAGGAGCAAGTTCCTAACAAACCTAGTCACCACCTAGTAGTGAACACCTATAACCCAGGTGAGGACAATAAGGTAGATGAGCCTACCAACGAGGTGCCTTTCTAAAATGGAGGGGGTTTACTACCCCTCTTTTTTTTCTCTAGTCCATGTCATTTTTACTTTTCCCTATATATATATATAATTACTTATATATTATTATTATTTCTTTGAATCTAAAAGGGTTTTTAAATTGACATAATCGACATAGAGTTAATTATCAATAAGTTACATGACATATTAACGACATTTATGATACATCAAGTGACCATATTCCAGAGTATCAAGGATACAAGCATGCCATTCCACAGGAATGTTGGGCTAATCCTAGAGCGAATTAAATCTGGATCGTCAAAGGAACTGGTCAAGAAGATCAGAGCAGAGAAGCGTAAGCAGGAAAGGAATGACTTAAAGAAGTTACTCCCAGCGATATGCTTCAGTGGTATATTCACCAAGAGATCCGATGCATCACTCACCCAGCACAGTGGTCTGATATGCCTAGACTTTGATGGCTACCAGAACCAGAAGACCTTGCTACAGGACAAGGAGACCCTATCGAAGAACAAGTACGTCTACTCAGTATTCACCTCTCCCTCTGGCAATGGCCTTAAGGCATTGGTAAAGATACCGGCAGACCAAGACAACCACATCAACTACTTCAACAGCCTAGAGAAGCACTTCAACAGCGAGTACTTTGACAAGACTAGCAAGAACGTATCACGTGTATGCTACGAGTCTTATGATCCGCTCATTCACATCAATGAGAACTCATCTGTATGGGATGTACTGGAGGAGCCAGAGTACACAGAGGTAAGTAAGTTCAAGGACAAGCCTACCATTCCTATCACCGATGAGAACAAGGTGGTTGAGATCTTGGTCAAGTGGTGGGTAAAGAAGTACCCAATGATGGAGGGACAGCGTAACCATAACGTGTACATCCTAGCGATGGCGTTCAATGACTTCGGTATCAACAAGAGTCTTGCATCCTACGTGCTGAACCAGTACGCTACGGAGGACTTCTCTGTACGTGAGATCGCTACCACAATTGACTCAGCCTACCGTAACACCACCAACTTTGGCACCAAGTACTACGAGGACGAGGAGAAGATCAACACCATCAAGGCTAAGCTTAGAAGGGGTGTATCAAAAAAAGAAATACGTATTCAGCTACAGGACTCTCAACTGGATACGGATACTATCGAAGCAGTCTTGACCAAGGTGGAGGAGGAGAACGCAAAGAAGACATTCTGGGAAAAGAGCGAGAAGGGAGTCATTCGAATAGTACACATTCAGTTTAAGCAGTTCCTTGAGGACAATGGCTTCTACAAGTACTGCCCTGAGGGTGGTAAGAACTACGTGTTCGTCAAGGTTACAAACAACTTGATTGACCACACATCTGAGAAGGAGATAAAGGACTACGTTCTGAACCACCTACTTGAGTTGGATGACATCATGGTGTACAACTACTTTGCTGACAACACTCGCTTCTTTAAGGAGGAGTTCCTGTCCATGCTATCAACCATAGACATTTTCTTCATTGAGGACACCAAGGATACGTCCTACCTGTACTACAAGAACTGTGCTGTGCAGGTGACTAAGGATCAGGTCAAGCCTATTGACTACCTTGACTTGGGTGGATACGTGTGGAATGACCACGTGATTGACCGCAACTTTAACATGTGCGATGTGACAGATGCATGCAGCTACAGGAAGTTTATACGTAACATCTGTGGGGGTGATGATGGCAGAGTTGAATCGATGGAGAGTACCATCGGGTTCCTACTACATGGCTACAAGAACCTAAGCTTCTGTCCGGCAGTGATCCTCAACGATGAGGTGATAAGCGACAACCCTGAGGGTGGCACAGGCAAGGGTCTGTTCATGAACGCATTGGGTAGGATGAAGAAGGTAGTAACTATTGATGGCAAGTCCTTCACGTTTGAGCGTAGCTTCGCCTACCAGCTAGTGTCTGCCGATACGCAGATCCTAGTGTTCGATGATGTGAAGAAGTACTTTGACTTCGAGAGACTATTCAGTGTGGTAACTGAGGGTCTCACGCTAGAGAAGAAGAACAAGGATGCAATCAAGATACCGTTCAGCAAGTCTCCAAAGATTGCTATCACTACTAACTATGCTATCAAGGGGTCAGGCAACTCGTTTGCTAGACGTAAGTGGGAGTTAGAGCTGCACCAGTATTATTCTAAAGCCTTTACGCCTCTAGACGAATTTGGTAAGCTGATGTTCGGGGACTGGAACGATGATGACTGGTGTGAGTTTGACAACTACATGATCAGATGCTTGGCTAACTACCTGAACACTGGGCTAGTGAGAAGTAAGTTCGTTAACCTAAAGATCAGACAGCTATCTGCTGAGACTTCTCATGACTTCATCGAGTGGTGTGGTCTGGTGGAGGGTCAGCCTAAGAACACCACGCTAGAGCCAGAGGTAAGGCTGTACAAGAACGATCTGTACAATGACTTCGTCAACGAGTACCCTGACTACGGACCAAAGTCCAAGATGACCATCAGCAGAACTAAGTTCTACAAGTGGTTGGTATCTTATGGCATGTTCAAGTATGGCGTTGCTCCAGAGGAAGGGCGTGACATGATGGGCAGGTGGATCATAATTCATTCAAATGATTGAGAGAGTACCAGGCTATTCGGATGAGCAGATGCTACGCTACTGCGGTACACTTTACAATGTTGTATCAAAGAGCAAGTCAGTTGACCCAGATGTACTAACTAGTGTAAAGAATTGCTTATCTCATTACGGAACAAGAAGCATGGAGTTTAGACCATATCAGAGGGACATAATATCGCAGGGGGCACGAGCCATAGAGCAACATGGCTTCGTGTACCTAGCGATGGAGGTACGGACAGGCAAGACCTTGACCAGCCTTGGCATAGCCAGTGAGTGCGGAGCAAAGTCTGTGCTGTTCGTGACCAAGAAGAAGGCCATCGGCAGCATCGAGAAGGACTACGATCTGCTACAGCCTAGCTACCAGATAAAGGTGGTCAACTACGAGAGCCTCCACAACGTGGTAGATATCTTCAAATTTGACCTGATAGTCATCGATGAGGCACATAGTATAGGTGCGTTCCCAAAGCCCAGCAATCGGGCTGTAATGATGCGACACGCCATCTCTAAGTATAGACCTAAGGTGATACTCATGTCTGGCACACCAACCCCGGAGAGCTACTCACAGATGTACCACCAGGTGTACGGCATACCTGGTAACCCATTCAAGCGGTTCGTTAACTTCTATAAGTTTGCTGAGGTGCATGTGAAGGTGAAGCAGAAGAACATCAATGGTCTATTCATTAATGACTACAGCACTGGATTGGATAGCATCATTGAGGAGATGCAGCCACACATGATAAGCTTCTCACAGAAGGAGGCAGGGTTCGTTTCATCAGTTACTGAGGAGATCCTAGAGGTAGAGATGAAGGAGTCTACGATGCAGCTTATCAAGAAGCTAAAGAGGGACCTCGTGATTGAGGGTAAGACTGAGGTGATACTAGCGGACACGGCAGTGAAGTTAATGATGAAGGTACACCAGCTATGCAGTGGGACGATTAAGTTTGAGAGTGGCAACAGCATGGTTCTTGACACCACCAAGGCTGAGTTCATTAAACAAAAATTTCAAGGAAGTAAGATAGGCATCTTCTATAAATTTAAGGAAGAGCTGTCTGCCCTGAAGGATGTGTTTGGTGATGAACTTACAACTGAGCTTAGTATATTTGAGAGTACAGACAAGAGCATTGCACTACAGATAGTTAGTGGCAGGGAGGGGATCAGCCTCAGGCAAGCGAAGTACTTGGTGTACTACAACATTGACTTCAGTGCTACGAGTTACTGGCAGAGCAGGGACAGGATGACAACTAAAGAGCGATCGTTCAACCATGTGTACTGGGTCTTCAGTAAGGGAGGTATTGAGCATGACGTGTACAAGACAGTGATAAAGAAGAAGGACTACACAGTTAATCATTTTAAAAATACATAGATAGGGTTATATGCTTGGGTCGCTAGTGCCTACCAACAGTAGCAAACTTTAACAACAAACGATATGGATAAGATTTGGAACTATGTATTTCATTGGAATGAATACACACAGAAGTGGTACGCTGTACACAGGGACAGGTACCTAGAGTATTGGAATACTGACAAGGAGAACTTCCTATCAGATGAGAACATAAACAATTTAATTATTAAACTAACAAACACATGAAAAAATTACTAACAGAAAGATTCTACAATGCATTAGTCTACGATCAAGTTGCAAGCACAAAGTGGCAGTCTCCATTTTCTGACAACTCAGATTATCACAACAGGGTTAGAAAAGATGCAGAGAGATTAGCACAGATTGCTATAAATGAATTGAAGAAATGAAGTCATGAGCCCGGACATAACAATGTGCGTGGGGACAAATTGTCCCTACAAAGAAAGCTGCTACCGCTTTACGGCAAAGCCTAGTGACTATCAATCCTACTTCACAAATCCACCTATTAAGGATGGTAAATGTGATATGTACTGGGGAGATTTAAGCGAAGCTATTTGGGGTCAACTAAAAGATATAATGAAATGAATATATACATTGGAGACCAAGCAAAAAAGTTATTCTACATGAGAGAGGTTCCTGTAGGATCAATAGGTGTGTTCCAATCACACGTAGGTGAGTGGCTGTACTGGTACAGCGATGGGTTCACATACGATACAGGGTTCGCTGACACTGAGGCAGAAGCATTACAGATATCAAAGAAAAACTTTAGACCATACAAAAAGTAATGGCGGTAATGTTGGCGGTAATGGCGGTAATAAATAGGGTATAAAAGGGGTATAATGACAGAGCAGCAGGTACAGACTAAGCTTATCAAGGACCTTGAGGATCAGGGGTACTACGTCATCAAGCTAATCAAGACCAACAAGAATGGCATCCCGGATCTCATTGCCATACCTAAGGACTCTGACGTTGAGTTCTACGAGGTGAAGCGAGCGACAGGTAAGCCAAGTAAACTACAGGAATATAGAATCAAAGAACTACAGAAACATGGAATTAAAGCGGAACTCTTTTATGGAGGATCAGAAAAAGATTAAGGCACTGAAGGACATAATAGAACTAGTCACTGGTGTAAGGGTAATCTCTGACTCAAGACACAGATCACAAGTTGAAGCTAGAATTATATTTGCCTCAATGCTAAAGGATATGGATATGCATGTAGAGAGCATAGCATACAACCTAAAGAAGAGCAAGTATGCTGCTCAATATTATTTAAACAAGTGCAATGACCTTGCAGAGACAGACAAAGAATTCAGATTAAAGTATCTTAAATGCAAGGAGATGGCTGTAATGAATAAATTTAAGGACGAACCTGTAAATTCATACAATATTGTTGGTAGATTAGTGCAAGAGAATGAGGCACTTAAGCATGAACTTAGATTACTCAAAGAAAGAATGAGGCCTATTTACAATTTTATAACTGAGCAAGAATGGATGGAACACTCCAACAAGAAAGAGACAGAGCTGCAAGGATAGCCTTCACTACAGAAGGATTCCATGCTAGCGTTAGTAACATCTACGAGAAGATCGTGGATAGGGAGTATGAGTCTGTTAAGGATGACGTTAAGAGCCTCATCAAGGATCTTAGGGATATCATTAAGACAATAGAATATGATGAGGACTTTTAGTCCCCACCATATAACTGGTCCTTCATCTTCTTTTTAAACTCTCTCTGCTCCTTCTCGAATGCTTTTACTTCCTGCTCTACTTCATACGTAGCAGACTCTAATTGCTTGCTAAGACCAGGGTAGTACCTCTTAAGGTCAGACTTGTTGATGGTCTTAGTTCTGCCACCGCCACTTCCACCAGATGACTTCTTCTTGGCAGGTGCTTCTCCCTTGTATACTTCAGCTACTCCTGCCTCTCCCTTAAGTTTCTTCATGTAAGTCTTGATGTTGTTGTATTCAGGTAGGGATGTTCCGTATAGGTTTAGTACTATTTGAGTACCATTGAATAATGTATTCAAAGCAAGTATCTTAAGACCTTCATCTTCTGTTAAGCTCTCGACACCTTTACTTTCTACCTTATCGTATATATATTTGAGCTCGTTTTTAGTTCCGATTAAGTCAGCATACCTAGCGTATGCGACTATAAACGGAGGGATATATTTTCCTATTGCACCAGCTACCTCCTGCTCTCCCTTAAATCCTACCACCTTATCTACCGGTAGTGGATCAATGAATACACTATCCTTAAGTAGCTTTTTATATTTAGCCTTTAGCTTCTCGTCATCTGTAGATTCAATTAATATGGTAACCGCTAATTGAATTATGGCCTTTCCTCCAGCCGCATACTGACTTCCTGCAAGGGATATAGCATTTGATTTTAACTCTTCTAATAATCCCTCTCCTGTTAATAAAGCTTTTAAAAGGTCTTCACCTCTCTTCTCATCTTCATCATCTCCAAGAAGTATTAATCCTAATGCATATGTTGCAGATGAAAGGAAGCTATAAGCAGCCACGTTCAAAGCCACCCCTAGGGGCTTTTGTAATTGACTCAATGAACTCAAGGCACCTTCATCATTCAACACCTCTGCTGCTTCTCTAAATCCATTTAGAAATTCTGTTGACTCCCTGAATGGATAGTTACTGAAGAATCCTAAGATCTGTCCGGTTGCGGTGTTCTTTGATACAGTACCTTCAGATCCAACAAGATTAGCTAAGAACCTTGGGGCTATTCTAACCTCACGTCTTTGTCCTGCTTTGGTAGTTGGTCCAATAATCTTCTCAGTCTGAGCATCTGCCGCTGCTGATGATTCCCTAATAGCCTTACCATACTTCTCTCTGTATGCTTCGCTATTATTAAACTTATTAATGTCAAAGTCTATACCAGTAATGGTCTTAAATTCTGACTTGAATGTTGGCATCCATGAGGTCACCATCATTGTCCTTTCAGGCAGACCAGATAGGTAGTTAGTGGCCTTAGTAAATCTACTCTGTGGTTCAATACTTCCATCGTTAATATCAATAGCCTTACTAATATTATCTCTAAGCAACATAGGGCTATCTGTAAACTCAAGAAGTTTTTTCATAGACCCTTGTTCACCGAACAATGACTTGTATCCTGATAAAGTTTTAGCTCGAACCGGATAAGATACAAGTGTTGACCCAAGTTCAACAGCAGTCCTAATAGGTCTTAACAATGTCTGAGCTGCCCTCGCTGACAACAAGTTCCTAAATATAAAGTTGCTCTTAGTTCTATCAAACTCAAATTTTAATGCGTCAGATAATGTATACGATATGGTGTTAATCAACTCTATTTTACTATCACCAACTATTTTCTTTACACCTGAAATAGTGTTGTTGATATCTTGTAGTGCATTAGATAAGAAATAATCACGCCCAGTCTGCTCTATACCTGATATAAATAGCTTCTCAAAGTTAGTCATAACAGCCCCCACATTTTCGCTTACCCTCTCTTTACCAGTACCAGCAGTTATCCTCACGTTATTATTCTCTGAAGATGAGGTTGGTGCAATCTGACTTTTACCTTTGTCAAGTCTAACTCTCATCATATGGAATGGAATCTCCTTGAATGAAGCACCACTAAGCTCATTAGCAAACTTTTGTTTTGGTGTAATTTCAGATGCCTTGTATGCCATCACATCATCAAAGAATGCTTTCTGATTTTTGGTAAAGAACTTACCATCGTTAGCCATGTAGCTATCATATACCGCCTTAGGATCTACATTACCATCCTTATCTTTTGGTAGGCTATCCCAGATTTCCTTAATGATATCTAATTCAGACTTACCTAATCCAATTGATTTGAATACAGATGGTTTACCAGATGAGTAGTTATCTCTCATTGCCCTGCTGTTAAGTATCTCCTTAAACCAATCCCGTTTGCCTATATCCTTAACGTCCTTATTCTTGGAATCAAACTGAGCCATGTACTCCTGTAGGTATGTGGTTAGCATCCCTATCTTATGCATATCCTTAGAATTCTTTAATAGATCAAACTTATCAATCTTATACTTATTCTTAAGCTTTAAGAATTCATTGTATCCCTCTCTGTTAAACTTCTCAAAAGATGAAATAGCCCTATTGAATGGAGATATAATTAACTTCTGTAGTGCCCCAACCTTAGCACGACCCATGCCAAGAAGACCTTCCCAGAATGAGCTCTCTTGTTCAGCAAGTTCTTGTCTACCTTCCTCTGAGTTCTTGTTAAACTTAGATTTGTTAATTTGTTTAGCGAGTGGATCAAGCCCACTACTTGTATAAGCTTTTGAAACAATAGGCGCAAATCTAGATACATCAATCTCCCCATTGCTAATGTTCTCTAGCAAATCATTCAAGATGAATAGCTCCTCAGGAGATAGACTCTCAAGGTCAGCATCGCTAAGCTCTAGGTACTTACGAATCAAATCGTTTTCTACATTACTAAAGTCTCTGCTTACCTTTGGTCGCTGATTCTTTATCTCAGCAATGAAGTCCTTCTTTATATGAGTGATTTCTTCTTTATATCTCTTCTCTAACTCAGCTTGATCCTTACCAACCATATTGATTAGGTCATCATAATCCTTCTGATTAATAGCTTCGTTCTGTAGTAACTGGAATGCTTTTCTCTTAAAGGAGTTGATGTCTTTTATTAAATTCCTGTACTCTTCTACACTGCCTACTTCATTAAGCTGTATACTTTCATACTTCTTCTCAAGAGCCTCTAATGTTTTGATAGCATCGAACTCTTCAGATACCTGATAGGACAACATCTCATCAAGCACATCATTCATCTCCCCATAGAATGGGGTTAGGTTGTTTAAGAAGTCAAGTGCTTTCTTATAGTCTTGTATTCTATCTAGTGGGATGTTCTCAGGGTTGATAGACGTGAACTGTTTGACTACGTTAGTCATTGAGGTATGGTTTCTAGACCTAGCCTGACGCTGTAGCTTTCTTAGCTCATCCATGTCAGCAGCATAGTTTGCATTGTCGAATACTTTCTCAATGTATGCAAGCAACCTATCTACCATGATAGGATTATTTAGATTGACCTTACTAATTCTATTTACTATGGTCTTAGTTTGAGCAGTCGTTATAACTCCTCCATCTTCAAACATACGTATGGCATCAGCTAATGCTGCTCTCTTCTCGTTAAGGTCACCAGTAACTTCCTTTGCTAGTTTTATCTGTTCCTTAATGATTCTATCTCTTTCCTTAGCTAAATCAACGGTGATTGTTACAACGTCTTTCTTCTGGCCCAATACCTTCTTAGCACTAGGAGCACGCTTCTCACGCTTCTCAAGCTCCTTGTTTACATTGCGGACCATAGCCTCACGCTGTACATCAGTAGCGTTCTCATATACCTTAGTGCCCTGTAAGTAGTTAATAGCATTTTTAATTGTATCTTCCTTAGATACACCACGTCTGCGTGACTTGGCTACTACACCCTTTTCACCGAACATGTTATTGAGTACTCTGTTATACCCAGGAGCAAACTCCTCAGTTACCTCAACCTTCTTGGCAGCCTTTGCTTCCTTACCTAATGCAGTGTCAATGGCTTCTTGAGTGAAGCCACGCTTCTCCAATACGTTTGATATCGCTTGATCAGACAAACCATTAGCACGTCCTAGATTAACTATTCTCTGTGCATCATTGCCAGGTAATTGAGATCTGCTTTTTACATTGCTAAGTTTAGTTATTACAACTCCTCTTTTACCAAATGTATTGTTAGATACTACTTCAGCAGAGTCTCCTAATAAGCCTTTAACATATTCAAACAACTCATTACCATCATATCCCTTTTGGAATACATAAATAAATTTGCCCTTCTCTCTCTTTTTTATTATGTAGCTTTTTTCTTCACCTCCATCGACAAAGTTTTTAGCACCATCAATGTCTCCTTTAAATCCTCTTGAACTTATAATAGCAGTTCCACCTTCCTTAAGATTATTAAATATGTCAAGAACAATGAAGTCCCTTACTTCTTTTGGAACTACATTCACTACATTCAAGGATACTATTCCATCATACTTCTTATCTATTTGATTGGCATCAGTATATTTTACTGGCCTAATTCCCTTCCATCTTTCTGGATTAATTTCTAATGAATCAACAGGCTTATCAAGGACCTCACTCATGGCATCAGTCCCTAATCCAAGCCCTGCTCCATAGTCTAGGACATCACCATCTACACCAATATTCTTTAAAATATTTGCAGCCTTTCTATAACTGCCCTTTGTAGTTGCAACTTGTGTTGATCCAGATGCCTTTGATAGTGCGTCATTTATTTGAGATCTTGATATACGCTTTGAGCTTGGAGTATCTACGTCTGAAGGCTCATTAAATTCTGCAACTTTTGGAATTGAACCTGCGCTTGATGATACATTCTTCTTCTCAAAGTTACTTTCTTCAGCCTTTCTTGATACCTGCTCGCCTGACTTATTATACTTAACATAACTATCAGTTACATTACTTGATTGGTAAAATTTAGTAGGCTGATATATCCCATTTATTTTGGATAGAATAGACCACCCAAATGAAGGGTGATGGTCTATAGCACCTGCTTTTGTTTGAACTATTTGAAATGTTTTAGGATCAAATTCAACCACGTTAATTATCTCTCCTCCCTTTACACCATCATTAAGAGGGTCCATTATTCTTTTAAAAAACTCTTCTTTGTTTTTTATACCTATGGCCTTTTGGAAAGTCTTGTCTGCTGATATAGCATTGTTGAGAGCCTTCCTTAAGTTTGGAGAATAATTATTTTTAATATCTAATAACTCTACTATTTTTTTAGGGTCATCCTTAAACGAATCAAAATTAGAGATGTCTTTCCCATACTTGTTTTTAAATGCATTGAAAGCTTTTTTATTAGCCTTTGAATTAATTGTTTTATTAAATACATCAATCAATTCAGCATCACTCATTATATTTTTATCTATAACCAAGTTCACAAGTTCTGCAAACGTGTGCTGCTGAAACTGCCAAGACTCAGATAGTGTACCTGAGTGTGGTGCAAACAAGGATGCGTCCCCTTTTATTGCATTACGTGCGAAGGATTCTGCTTGTGCCTTGGTATTGAATGCGGCTAGATTAGAAACGTCTCCTATTTTCTTGTCCTGTAAAGACATCATGTATGGCACATAGTTTTTGCCACCCATCATATTTATACTAAGACCATTTCCCAAGTCAGCAATCCCAGCAGTAGTGTAGTCATACATATTGGTGACAAACTTTCTTCCATTAAAATCTATCATGTCGATATCCTCGACTAAATCTCTGATGAAAGACCTATTATCATTCGCTACACTAGGAGCTTCTTTTACATCTAAACTGCTTCTTGAAATAAAGTTAAATGTACCTACCTCACCTCCACCATTTAGTTCTATATCTTCTCCTTTGCGGATAGACTCAGATATGGTATTGAAGAAGTCGACTACATCCTTGGTGTTCTTAGTATCCTCAAAAGGTTTGAACTTACCACCTGTAATCTTAGATATAAACTCATTAATTAACGCAGCAACCTTCTGCATTGTACTTACAGATACATTGGTTTCCTGCTGCTCTAACATACCGGTTAACTCAGCCAAGAACTCCTCGTGGTTTACATCTAGAAGCTCTCCCGTATTAGGGTCTACATACCTATCAGCAAAATCATTTAGCTGCTTGTTTGCATCTGCCTTAAGTACCTTAGATAGTCTTGTTCTAAAATCATTGAACAAGTTTGCATTGTCTCCAAATGTATTTATTAGTATACCATGAGCAATCTCATGAGCTACTGTTCTAGAGTTTGCCTTAGAAAGGTTGATATCAATCCTTCCTGTCGTATTTCCATCAGGAGTTGTATCACTAAAGAAGTTTCCTCTAGATCCTGCTACCCCACTTACTTCTGACATGGCAGCATTGTAGCTACCCTCATCTTCATGTATTACAATATCAAAATTAGGTAAGATAGACTTCAATGTATTAATAGCCTTCTTAGCTGTATCAATAATCTTAACTCTTGTATTTGCAGACTCCTTATCTTCTGGTGTTGTTGCCTGCTGAGATCTTGACTGAGTTCTATTTCTCAACTCCTCAACATCAGTATCACTTGAGATTGATATACCAGCGGATACAGTAGGTGCAGTCTCCTCCTGTGCAAGTAACTGCTCAAGTAAGGATACCTCTCCATCTAAGTCTAGCTCCTGAGTAGGTTGTTCTAATGCAGCTAGTTCTGTGTCATACTTGGCATTTATAAACTCACCTACAGTTTGATCGCTACCTACTGAATAAGCTTCATTAAGTCCTTCTTCATCGTAAGCACTGAGCTCCTCCTGTCTTCTGCTTTCAATGTCATTTATTTTTTCTTGACCTTCTTGGCTAACGCCTTGAGGTTCTGCTTGGGGTTCTCCTTGCGCCACTTCTTCGCTAACTGTGGCTCCTGGCTGTACAGGTACTTCACCTGCTGCTTGCTTTTGAATGGCATCTTCTGATAGTTTAGTTAGTTGATTATTAATTTCGTTTACTCTATTACGCTGAGGTACTGTCAATGCTTGATCCTTGCCCTCAATCTGACGTTCCAAGTCACGCTTCTCCTTAAGCAAGTTCATAGCCTCCTTCTTACCTTGCATGTCAAGGTTCTCAGGTAATGAGTTGAATAAGCCTACAGAATTTCTGTAATTATTAAGTATGTCTTTTCCTTCAGCAGCAGTAATCTCACCATTATTAATTCTAGTCTTAAGTCTAGCAACGAATCCCTTCTGAATGTTTGAGTCGTTCGCCATCTTTTCAAACATAGCAAACTGAGAATCATCCATACCTAAGAATCCCTTGCCAGTATAGGCGGCAGATACAGATCCAGGTATACTTAATACACCAGCCCCAATACCTTCCTGTAAACTAGCCTTACCAACCTGCTCAATAAACTGAACTACAGAATCAGGAGTATCAAACATCTCCTTCTCCTTAGCCATGTTATAAATTTCTTTGATGCCAATAGTAGCTACTTCCTGTAACGCACCTGTCTCAGCCTCAGCTAGGAAGCCAGCTCCTAGAGTTAATGCTCCTCTTCCTACAGCACTATCAATCTCGTTCTTAATTACTTCACCGAATGTTTTATAACTAGCACCTTTACCTACCTTGCCTAGAGCCTTAAGAACTAAGCCATTCAAGAAGCCTTTCTGGTTTAGTAAGTTACTTAAGCCAAGGCTTTCTAGTACACCAACAGCTACTGCAATAGGACCCTTAACAAGGTACTTCTCATTCTCTGATACGTCTGCAAACTCAGGGTCGTTAGCCATCTCAGCATCTATACCTGATAGCACTTGAGTCCCCATCAATACTGTTCTTATTAATGGTCCACCTGCCATAGCTGGTATAGATGATAATGTGCCAAGCAAGGCCCCTCCGACAAGTGTCTCTTCAATCGACCTGTAGTAATCAGCAGAAACCCCTGATGATTCCATAATCGTCTTAGAAGCCTTATCTAAACCACCTATAATCTCTCCCTTTACACTTTTCTTTCCTGCATCTATAACTCTATTCTCTATCTTAGCAAGGGTTTTAGGATCAAGCTTATTAGCCAATGATATAAAGTCTTCACCTTCAGTAACATTTATGCCTTCTTTCTTGGCTTGCTCAATGAAGTTTTTCTCATAGTTTTCTGGACTCATTATTGGTAATCCAGTAAGTGAAATTATCTCCCCTATAAAATCAATAGCTACACCAACCTGCCCTTTGGCCTCTTCATAAATATACTTGTTAGCAAAGGCATTTAAACCAGCACCATACCAAGTCCCTTGCTGAGCTTTCATCTCAGTGTACTTTCCTATAGACTTATTTAATTGCTGACTTCTCTTTGATAAGTCCTCAGTATCTTTTGCAAATGCTTGAAAGTCTGTGCTAAACTGATCCGCTCTTGATATAAAGTCATTTACTCTAGCAATGTAAGCTGGATTATTTCTTTGCTGTACAGGAACACTTTCTAGTTGTGCTTTCTCTGCCTCTAGTTTATTCTGGGCCTTAACAAACTCAGCGTTTCTTGCCAAGATTTTTGTCTCCTCTGCATTGATGCTTGCTAGAGACTCATCAAGTTCCTTCTGAGATACAATCTTTTTATTAGCGTCTGTATACTGCTTCTGTAAAGTAGATAAGTTCTTTACAGTAGTGGCACCCTTTCTTAAAAATGCATTTAGCTTATTGGCTTCAGCCTCCCTTTCCTTGTTGTCTACAACGTCTAAAGAAATATAAATGGACTCTCCAGATGGAGATGTAGCCATCATGTAATCTCCAGCTCTAGTCTCCTCGAACTTAAATCCTAGTGGACCGAACTGATACTTAAGTTGTGGTACAACATTCTCTTCAGTCTTACCTATAAGTTCTGGCTTAACAGCAGATAACTGCTCCTCAACAAACTTAGGAAGTGGTGCTGTCTTCTGTTCAGGCAATGGCTTTCCTGGCTGGAACTGAAACTCAGTACGTGCTGGTAGCTTCTGCTCCGGGACCTTTACCTCAGGCTTAGCTGTGGCAAACTCAGGGGTATCCTGTACAACCTGACCAGTACGTGGGTCAAACTTTGTAAGCTCCGAACCACCATCCACAAATGGTGATACCGTATCTTTTTTTTTTACTGGCTCGGAAGGTTTCTGTGCTACAGGTCTTTCAGCAGAAGATTTACCTGCTGGGAATAACTCAGGGAACTTCGAGTTTACTACATTCCAGTCTCCATTATATTTAGGGTTGAGATAGGTCCCAACATATTCTTTTAAAATCTCCTTATCAACTCCAGACAATTCAGGGAACTTTGAATTAACTACATCCCAATCACCGTTGTACTTAGGATTAAGATAGGTGCCAACGTATTCTTTTAGTAATTGCTCTTCCATTTTTTATTTATTATCTGGATGGTAGTGATGTTCCTGATTGTTGTCCACCTGTATTTAAGAATGATCCAGGGATTAATCTCTCAAATTCAGTGTTAATTACTTTATCAATTACATCTGCATCAAATCCTCTTCTACCTTCTAGTGAAAGAGGTACTTTTTTTATATCGTAACTTACCACTAAGTTATTATTATTATCTGTTACAACAACTAGGTTTTTACTTTTTACATCTTCTGGATCAGTAGCCATTGTTTTTACTTTATATTTAGCAGAAGTAGATGGACTAGAACTGAATAGCTTTTGTAAATTTTCTCGTGTAGTTTCTACGCTTGGCTGGAATACTGTTGATGGGTAATCCCCCTGTTTAAAAGTTTTAGATATATTTATTAAATCATTTTTAACGCCTTGCTTTTTTGACTCAAAATCTCCACCACTAGTAGTTGGTGCCGCCTCACCTTTTGGTTGTGTTGGGTAATTGAATGGATCCTCCTTCTGAATATCATCAAGTCTAATATCAATTAGCTCTGTCATATAATTTATAACAGCATTCTTTTGCTCTTCATTTAACTCTGGTTCATAGTAATTTGTAGCAGGGTTAAACTTTAATTGAATTACATTCCCTTCTTTCCCAGATATACTTGATACATAAGGTCTTCCCTTATCGTCTTGAATAAGGTTCTCAGTAAGTATCGAAGTCATATTAAATGGATTTGAAAATACACTTTTCAAAGAAGTCTTAATAATTTCTTTATATTCAGGACTATTTTTAATACCCTCCTTGGTAATTAATTTTCCTTGAACTCTACTCATTTCAGCAATAGTAGTTCTAACATATTTGCCCATGCTTTTACTAATTGAATCAGCAGCAGAATCAGCATCAAAGTAATCTACTTTGGTATCCTGGATCTTCCTTAGGAAACTAGCTGTAGCAATTGTCTTACCAACCTTCATTACACCCTGGTTCTCAGGATCAGGCTCCATTAGGCCAACATTAACACTAAAGTTTCTTGGGTCAATAATAGCAGCAGACTTAGAGAAGTCAGCAAACTGCTCAGTGTATGCCATCAAGTCCATCTCAATTTGTTGAGACTTATTCTTTGGATCATTACTTATTAGTCTATCTCTCTTCTCCTTAAATGTATTCTGGAAGTTCTTAATGACACCAAACAATTCATCAGTGCCATCGTTTAAGTTCTGTCGCATGACAGTATAGTCCTTCAACTTCAACATGCCCTGCTTAAGCAACTTATCCTGCAATAGGATTGCCTCTCTTGCACTATCTGCATAGTTTAGGGTCCATGTATTCAATCCCTCATGTGCACCAACAGGAGCCTCAGCCACCTTCTTGAGATTATCTCTAGTAGCCTGGTCGATAGCTGCCTTCTTCTGTTCACGGATTTCAACTCCCGTTTGGATCATGTCAGTAATACCCTTACCAATCTCTGCCCAGTTTACAAAACTGTCAGCCTGCCTCTCAGCGAATTTGTAGTAGCTTGCCATATCTTAAAATCCTCTGTAAAATGGAGATTGCAAACCTGTATTGAACTGAATGTTACTAAGATTATTAGGAGCTAAGTTAGAAGTACCAACTCTAAATCCTTGTTGTGCTGGTGCTTGAACTACATATTCTTTATTACTTCCAAACCCTAAGTTATTTAATTCTCTAATTAACTCAGGTCTATCAGCCAAATAAGATTTCTGCTCAAAATCAGTCATGTCTGCAATCTTAGCCAAGTCCTTATCGTATCCCTCCATTCTTAATAAAGCCTGATTAAATGGCAAAGCCTTACCATCTGCATCTTTAAATCTTCCACCTAAAGTACCACCCTTAGCAGCCTTGTCATACTCCCTATTAAGTTTCTGTAGTTCTCTAGCACCTTCATTTTTCTTATATAATTCAGCTCCTTCCATGTACTGCTGACCTGCACTTGCTAATGATGAGAACGCTCCAGTTATAGCAGCATCACTCTGCGCACCAAATTGAGCAGCAGCAACCTGTGCACCTTCTGCCTGAGCCAACTCAAGGTTTGCTCTTTGAGATGCAAGTCTAGCTTCCTCCTGTGCAGTAAGCCCTTCTAGCTTCATAAGCTCTTCGCCCATAGCCCCAGCTATCTGTCTCTGCCCTTCTTGCTGAGCCATCTGAACACGGCCTGCGGTTGCAGCAGCTCCACGTTCACTCTCTCTTCCTGCCTCAATAGCCTGAGCACCTGATGATAACATCGCTTCACGCTCAAGTTCATAGGCTTCTTTTGGAAGACTAAGTCCTGCAAACTTATTTGCAGTCAGCTCATTCATAGCTCTTTTAAAAGCTAATTCTGATTCTTTTTTTGCGTCCTTAGCAAATCCAGCTGCATTAGATGCCTGTTTAGCAGAAGCCCCTGCGCTTGCTAGTGATGTTGATATAGCAATAATTGCTCCGGTCTCTAGTCCCATGTTACAATACTTTTATTAGTTCTGTGGAATTTGTGCATCCCTTTATGAACCCCATGCCCACAAAGAGATCAATCAAATATTTATTATTATTGTTTGAGAAAATATACTTAGCCCCCTTATTCTCACAAATTTTAGTTAATGTAAAGATAAGAAGATTTAATGCCTCTTTTCTTGTTGGCTTCTTTCTGTACTCCTTGTTGGATACTATCCACTCAACCCAAGCAACCTTTGCGTTCATGGTGTAAATAAACCCAGCACATACTGGCTCATCACCATCGAATACAATTAGACCACCAGTGCCATCATCAGGTAAGAAGTCCCTGCTAGGGGGATTCCATCCCCATCCTTGCCACCACTTTACTAGGATGTCATCGTAGTCATTTGCATTTAGTTGCCTTACTAAGATCCCCATGAATGCAAATTTAAGGATAACTTTTCATTACTTCAGACTCAACTGCAAATAGCTCAACCTTAGTAGTGCTGTTGTTCTCTAGTGTAAATATACAATAATGTCCTAGTACACCATGAGACTCAGCTACGGACCCCTTAATATACATAAAGAACGGGTCAGTTATTGGAGGTATACTACCCCCAGCGATTAATGCATTTACAACTATCTTGTTGTTCCCTGTTAAATAGTCTACCACAATGCTTGTAATCTGACCACATAACACCGGTGTGCTGTAGCTAGGAGGTAGGCTGTAGTATAGGTAGTCCCCTACACTTACGATGCTTCCAATCTCAGTCAAGTCAGGAGCTATAGGAAACAATACCTGTAGTGATGATGCGCCTCCTACTATGTTCTGACTTAAGCCAATGCCATTCACTGATCTAAGCGCATACTCTGATGGCTGTGCTGGTACCGTACCTGCGTTACGTACAAATGCAAACCATGATGCCTCCTTCTTCTCATACCAAGCAGACTCAATGAAGCCTGAGGTTTGAATGTCTGTCTCCATCAGCGTTGCCCAGCTTTGATTACCCTCTAAATTAAGAGTCTTAAATATCTTATTCTCAAGAGGGGATACGTTGAATACGCTCTGAAGCCTAGAGTTATACTGAGTTCCATAGAAGTTATTCCTGGTCTCATTCACATTGTGACGATACAAGTTCCCTCCCTTAAATGTATAGAAGTAGTTGTTCATCCCAATCATGTAGTCAGGAATGAAGGAGTAGAATGATGGCCACCCCTGGGCCGATTCGCTATATGATAGTGTATAGTTTGCCATAGTTATTAAGGACAAAATCCGAATAAAATAATTACGCCATTGGAATCCACTTGATACCACTCATATAAGCCTGCATCATTAGTCTTATAGTAACCTGCACCAAGTTTAAACTCACCATTAGGGTCACTAAAAACTAAATCATACAAACTTAAATTACCCCCAGACCCAGTAACGTGAGCCACGTAGTATGTTTGGTCAATAGTATCAGCACAAGCTAATGCACTACTTGCATTAATAGTGCTAGATGCAAATGATGTCAACGCAGCTGGACATGATACTGAAACATCAAATACAGTTCCTGTGCATGGACCAATAAATGTTAGGTTTATAATAGATGGAGATGCAGTTGTCTTTGGTATAACCATCACACAATTACCAGGCCCTGAACCAGTCAACGCCATTTGACCCGAAGTTACAGTTACACTAATTGCAGTTCCTAATGGAACAAATGAAGACCCATCATATTGAAATTCATTTAAATTATATGGTGAGCCAGAAACAATTGTACTACTACAAGGACTAGATGAAGATCCTATATAAGTAGGTAGGCTTGGTGTACCTTGAAGCCACCCAAAAGAAGGTGAAGATAATCCATTATATGCAATACTATCGTACACTGCTAATATTCCATCTGGAACACTTTGAGGATCAAACTCAATAATTACTGCTCCAATATCTGTACCTAAATCAGTATTAAGATAATATATGCCCTGACTTCCACTTTCGCTTATTGTACCACCACAAGGGACAGCACAAGAAGGGCAAGTTTGCTGAGGCAATAGCACTCCTGATACTTGCTCTCTTACTATAGCTCCATCAGAGTAGAACCCATTTGCAGCGACTGTAGTTAGCGCAGCATTTGAGTATACCACGGTAGCACTGCTAAGTGATGGGGCATCTAAATAGTATGTTGATGATGTTGCCATATTAACTTGGTTCTTCTTCGCAGCCGCAGCATGCGTCTTGAGTAGTTGTATTAGAATAACAAAGAGTTACAGGCAATGAATTTCTGTAATCCCAAATTAGATAAAGATAATCACCACTGCTAGGCACAGTAAATGAACCTGAGAATAATCCTGCACTACCTGTTATTGGTGAAACCAATGAAGATGCTGCAAGTAAGTTTGAAATACCTACAGAAGTATTTGGATATAAGGTATTACTACGCAAATATCTAAACTTATCTTGACCTAATACAAAATCAAATGTATCAAAATCAATCTTATTCGATATAATCTGTAAGGTAGATCCTCCCGTTGGTATACCAGAACTTCCCTCTGGCCCATTTATTGTATCGTATTGAGATACCACTGGACTTGAATCATTTGTAGCAAATGTAACAAGAGTAGACTGCAATGGTGATACAAATGTTCCATCAGTATATCTGTACTGATTATGGATAAACTTGCCTGCATCAACCACGCTAGTCAATGTTACATTAACAATTGTAAGTGTCTCTTCTACAGGACATCTAGGTGTTACAGTTATCTCAAGAGGATCTGCTGCTGTTATTGTAACTGTGGCTACGTTAACATTATTCTTGTCCTTATCAAACTGCAATGACCCTGACTCATCTACAAGACCAGAAGTTTCAGTAGCTCCATCGTAAGTTACCGATATAGTAAACTCAGCAGTAGAAGAAGGTGAAACACTATATGGTATATTAACAACACCAATTGGCTGACCTAAGTCAACGCAATAAGTAAATGTATCACCACTTGGGATAGTAAATGTCTGACCAATACCACATGATAAACAATCTAATGGTCTAGGCAACTCTTGAGAGTTAGTACTTAGAACATACTCATTTAGATACGGATCAAATCCACCAAGCTTCTGAGTGTTGAATGACTCAATAAACTCATCTCTAAACCAAGTCCTCATGCCCATCTCAGATATTACAGCAAGGTCATTCCCTCTCAATTGAAGTACTGCACCACGCTTTACATCAGTAAAGAATCTATCGTATCCCCACTGAACATAACTCTCTGGATGAAAGCTAATACCAAACTCTTCTGTTCTAGCAATCTGTGTACCTAGTATCTCAGGCACTGATGAGATAGCTCCTCCACCTGCTGAGTCAGAAATCAAATTCTTACTAGCAAGCACATAAGATATCTTATCCTCCTGTAGCACAAGCACATCTGTCTCACGTCCATCTAGTATGAAGATAGGACCAAATGCTACCTCAAGATACTTGAAGTTAAGTAGACCAAGATTAAACTCGTTCAGCTTATTTACATTAGACTCAAAGTTATAGACACCACTATAAGTAATGTCTGCAAATCTTCTGATTCTTCTGTAGTCCTGAGCAGCTACAGCAGTTACTCTGTTACCAAAGGTAAGTGTCCTACCAATAATTGAGTCAAGAATCTTATAGCTCTCCGCTCCGTTACCGAATGCAAAGCAGTTGAAGAAATTAGTGTCAATTATTGCTGGTAGTAATGCTGTCTGAGTCTGAACATTCCCTCCGTGGTATCCATTTACAATTGGGAGAGACAAGTCATTCTCAAAGAATACATCAGGCAAAGCATCAGATGGCTCAGTCTCAAATATAATTATGCTGTCAGCTCTGAATACTTCAAAGGTAGCAATGATAGTAGACCTTCTCTTCTCTCTTGCAAGAGTTCCTGTACAACGAACAGTACCAGATATAACTAGTGACAACTCATTTGTCGTTGTGTTTCTAGCAAATCGATACTTGTTGGTACATGTTGCAGGATCAGAAATAGCATCTGTTGCTGATCCTGGAGGATAATCATAGACTCCAGTAATGTATTCATTATCAATCTCGCATCCATCTCCACCTACATCTTGAACACCCTCATTGAGAACTACTTGAACATTGTCTCCCTCAAACCAAGACACCATGTTGTCATAGTCCGCTGATGCAATCATGGTCTTCTCTAGGGTATAGATTCTTGTCTCGCAATCTCCATTACCCTTACCAACACCAAGTCTTTGGAACTTCAGGTTTATCTTTATTCTACTACCAGCAGGTACAGTATAATCAACCCAAGTAGTGCCATTATAGACATTCATTGGATACTTTAGGATTGGATAATCCCCACCGTTATTCTCATCTACTTGAATAGTACCTGGAGCAATAATATCGTCCTGCTCCTTAACTACAGAGAAGTTATTTGGAAGAATCTTTATGTATACACCAGCAGGTACAGGAATATTTACGCTTGGATCTAGCTCACTTGGAATCTCAATAAACCCCTCTACCTGAGATTCTTTCTCAAGCACAGTAGTATACACGCAATTTTGTGTAGGTCCATTAGTATCAGCCTTCACAATCAATCTATCACCCTGCTGAACCTTCCTAGCATTCTCGCCCTCAAGCAAGAAGAACACGTTATTAGTCAGCGGATCATTAAAGAATATGCTGCTATATATTGTATCGTAGTTTTCCTCATCAGGCTTAATCACAAACTTATATCGTGTTGCCCAATAAGGCACCTTCTGTGTTGGTGGTATAGTTACTTGAATAGAGTTCTTAGTATCCGATGCTGAGCATGGTACATGAACCGTATTGTTTGGACTAACTAAAGCAGTTGTTGATCTGTTAAAGTCATCCATGTAAACAATCCCAATCTCATACCCTCTGTTGCTATGTAAGCTTCTCGGAGAGTTAATCTTTTGATAGAATGCATTAACAGCATTATACTGATAGTACTCATACACGCTAAATGTAGGCGTAGTAGTATCATCAACATACCTCATTGCAAGCAACTGAAGACCAATTGATTGACTAGCTGGAGATGTTATAATACCAATCCCCTGACCAGCAGCACTGATACCGCTTTGGTATTTATCCAATGCATCTAAGTTCTGTAGCAGTGAGCAGTTAAACTGATCCGTAAATGTAGTGCCATTACAAGAGTCAACTACAGGCTCTATGTTTGATGATATGCCTATCGCATCTTGAAACTCAACACTTGTTGCCAACTCATACACTGAAGCATATGATCTAGGCAAAACAAATGAGAAGTTGATAGACGTGCTATCTGTTGTTTCTGAAGGGAACGGAGTATCTCCAGCAAACCCTTCATGCTCAAATGTTATATCGGCTGTAATAGAGGCCCCTGTGACAAGTTCAAATGGCGAAAGGTCTAAGTATACCACCGCTCCTGGAATCGTTTGAGGAGGGCCAAAATTATAGGTCCCTGAGCCAAGCGAATCTGTTACCTCAGTAGTTCCAATCTCCTCTGATATCAAATCAACAGAATACTCTAAGTTAATAGGATTACCATTGACATCTATCATGTCGTACCCCTCAACATAGTTACCATACATGAGTCTGTTACCCATGATGGTCTGTGCCTTAGCAAGCAATGGTACGTTGTCGTACAATCTTAGCAGCTCACTTTCAGGAAGGATGGTAAATATCTTACTATTTGTAAATGTGTATGTACGGTTAAGGTTGTCCGCTAGTCCAAGGTCTGCCTTGTTAAGCTTCTCAATAACCTTAATTACATTGCTAGTGGTGTCCTTAAATAGCAAGTCAATGCCAACCACAAGCGGTCCGCCTGTATTGTAAGTTACTCTAGCTGCATTAAACTGGTTCTGCATACCCTCATTCAGGTAGCTGTTAATGCTAAAGTCAAACGGCTTAGGCTGAAACGCAGGAGCAGACCACTGAGATGTAGCAGAGTATTCTCCATCCTCATATAGGTATCGATACGCAAAGCATATATACCTGTTCTCTAGGAAGTCATTTTGATTCCCTGTGTTGATTAATGTAACACCAGGAGACTCTACCGGTGGTCTCTTAATAACAAGAATAGACTCAGCACTAAACTGGTCTATGTTACCCACAGGATCAGGGTAGTTCTTTAATCTGTTTATGAACCTTGGCGGATTGTAATCATCCGTGAAAAATATCAAGTCATCAATAATATTTATCCCTGTGATAAGATATCCTGGGTTAAAGTTTAGAGTGGTATTATCACCATCTCCATCGTTGATGCTAATCACGTGGTATGTCAATATGTTGTTGTACACATTGAACGATACAATCATATCAAGCTTACCAGTAGCACCAACACCAAAGTTGGAGTCATGAATAAACCAATAGATAGTCTCACTTGTATTATCGGCTATAGTACCAATACATCTAGCTGAGGAACTAAGCGGTGTACCATCAACATACTTAATTGTAGTCAGCCTGCTGTTACCCTTAGTATTTTCAATGACACCAATCTCAGAGTTCTCTGTAGATCCCATGCGAATATTAAGCGCATCGATATACTCTCCATCAGGAATGAGTCGTTCATCAACGACTTTATTCATTCTCCCAGCTATGAAGTTTCTTGTGATATTCGTCATATTATTTCAACCACTTGTCCATACCACGTAGGTTCATCAATAGTCTACCCGGATGAATGTTGCTTATTCTTATTTTAGCATTTCTTAAAAGCGAAGACTTCTCTCTTCTAGCACGAGCCACAATGTATTCTTGGACACCAAGCTTGGCATTCAGTATTTCGTATTGAATGTACGCATAAATAAATTTTTCAAACAATTTATTTACACTTACACTTGCATCGTCACCATTCTCCATGCCATCAGATACATACTCTAATATCACAGACTGATCATACATGTCTGAGTTGAAGTTAATCACACCACTCTTGGCATCTATATTAAATGTAGGGTTGAAGTTAGCAGTCTCATTATTAAGACCATATCTAGTGCCAATGCTATAATCAAAGTACCATTCACCTCCTCCTAAATCCCATCCCTCCTGACCATTGTATCTGCTCTGAGGATTTAAGTAGATGCTCTTCTTAGTACCCTCTAATCTCTGCAAGTCAATATCAGAGAACTCAGGAGACAATGCATTGCCCTGGTTGTCAAACAATATCTTACCAGTGTTGTCTTGCAAGTACGCCTTAGCAGAAAGAACCTGAATGTTCTCAGTCAATGGTCTTAGGTACCCATCCTTGTATAGGTTGACCCTAACCCAGTTGACATAGTCTGATGGTAGAATATATTTAAGCGTATCATCCACAGTTAGCTCAAGAACTTTTATTTGCTTAAACGCATCATAGTTTAGTTCTTGTATTGCTCTCTTGGCATGGAACAAAATTTTATATCGCTCCTCATTATTTATCAAGGAGTGGTTACCAGCGTACATCAACATAAAGTTGTTGACAATGTCCTGTAGACTAACATACTGATATGACCCCCAGTTTGCATCCTTAGGAGTCACACCATTATTTTCGTAGTATTTTTCTTGAGTTATGTATGCCATGATTATACAGATTGTTTTTGTTCTTCATTGCCTCCAAACTGAACCGCCTCAATCTCACGAATAGACATACCAGCGTACTGAAGAATCTTTGACACAAGTTTTATCTCATCCTCAATAGGGACTTCAAAGTCTTGGTATCCTAGACCAGGAGACTGATTGAACACTGGCTCACCATTGGTTAGCGTAGTGAACGTCCACTTAGGATCTTTAGGATATCTGAAGTAGACAGCATCCACCTCGTTAGCAAGATTAATCGTTGATGGGTATACGGTAAGTATACTACCCTCCTGAGTATAAGCAGGATATGTTTCTGTTGGAGCAGTCAAGTTAGAGTTAACCAACATTGTAATCTTACCATGAGTAACCTTCTCTGCTTCACCCTTGAATACCCTAGTAGCACCAGATGCATCGTAACAAAGTATCTTGTTAATCATAAAGTAATCAAACCCAGTAGTTGTTACCGATGGTAGATAGAATCTATTTGAAGCCGCAGTCACCTGAGTAAGAGTAGATGTAGTAGCAAATACTTCAATAGCTTCCTCTAAAGCCTTTCTAATATCAGCATAGTCAGTACCTGAAACACGAGCGTTCTCCTTATTGATAGTATCGTTGTAGTCAGAAAAGTACTCCTCAAATATCTCTAGCTGAGCCTGCTTGGCAAACAGGTTAAAGTCAGAAGGTGAGATGTATCCGTAATTATTCTTGTTCAGAATTGCCAATACGGTATTTCGAACTGAGTTGATCATTCTAGTCTTTTTACAAATATAAACAAAAAAAAAGAGGGTGTTATTACACCCCCATTTTTGATCATCAAACTATGAAAAACATGATTACAAATCTAAATTATTTTCTAACATTTTCAAAGCATCGATACCATCATCTGTCTTTAGGAACTGAGCCACGGCAAAGTATGGGTCATCACCATAGGAAACAGTAAGCATCTTCTTCTTCACTGATGGTGTATTAAACCACACCTCCTTGTTGTTGTTTCTGAATGACAATAACTTGTTCTCAAAGAACACGTGAATATTTGCCTGAAGCTTTAGCATTGGATCACGTAGGATATTCAAGAATCCTTTTGGATCTCTCTTTGCGTAAATCAAGATGTCACGCTTAAGCTCAGATGTTGTGAACTTATTTGGGTCCTTACTAAACAATACTCTAGCGATTGTCTCAAGCTGATCAACACTAAGTTGACGTGCTTCAATCAATGCATCCACCTCAGATGTAAGTTGTTCTACTTCCTTAGCTGCATCTCTTTCATAATCAACCTGCATAAATGAGATACCATTTAGTGGGTGATAGTGAAGGAACTGCTGTAGGACTGGGTTAGTTCTTGGTACTGATAGGAAGCCATTCTCGAATACGATTGGCTCTAAGATTGCGTTGCCATCCTGCTCATCCTCAAATGGAGACTTCTGATTGATGGCGTATCTTAGTGGTCTGTTTACATTGTTGTCTTCATCAAAATAAAGTAGAGGATATCTCCTAGTATTTCTTGATGGTAGAGTAAAAGATAAAGGAGCAGAATCTCCCTTGAGTTTATAGACTTTGTCAGAACTTGTTGCTGATTTTTTCATTGGATATAATTTGATTAAAATTTAAAATAGAGGGAGTCAACCAAGACCCCCTCTGTTAATTATTACTTCTTCTTCTTAATAATAGGCTTCTTTACAGATGCCTTTACTGTAACCTTACCGCTCATCAACTCAGGAAGAACTCTAGTCTTTGTTGGAACTCCATACTTACCGAATGCCTCAGATTCAGATGACATTCTTTTTTGAGCAGCCGTACTGTATGCACTACCTCTTGGCTTAGATGCTCCTGTAAAAGGATTACCGCTACCAACAGATGGGGCCTTAGCTTTTACTACATTTTTCTTTGGACCTGGTCCCATTGCTTTCTTTGCCATTGTCTTGTTTGTTTTAAAGATTAAAGGAAGGGCCAATCGGCCCCTCCTATTATTTTAAATTAGGCTCCGTATCTGAACAATACAAAGTTGTTTGCACCTAGGGTACATACACAACGCTCAGACAAGAAGTTAACCTCCATTGCATCGAGATCGCTAGTCTGTGCACCACCGGCAGAACCTGTAATCCAAGTCTTGTATCTACGATCTTCAGTCTCAGAAGCTCTGTAACGAACGTGCAAGAATGGTCTCTTAGCGTTCTTACCCATAATCTGATCGTACACAGTGGTAGAACCAGCAGGTACCAATAGACCAGTTACAGTACCAGTTGCAGATGCCCCAGTAGGCAAGCCACCACGCAAAGTAGGATCGTTCAAGTACTTCCAGTCAGACTTGTAGAAGTCATAACCTCTACGGAATCCAGTGAATCCAAGATTCAAAGCCATCTTCTCATCGTTGTCGAATAGACCATAAGAAGTACCTCCAGCACCGTAGCTATTCTGAGCTGCCAACATATCGTCAATGTCAAAGCTGAATGCTCTGTTCAAGAAGATTACGTTCTCCTCGATAGATCCCTGCTTGTCAAGACGAGAGATGATGCTATCAAAGTCAGATAGAGTAGTTGGGTTACCACCACCCCATACGTTACCACGGTTGTTAACCACGTAGAAGATACCCTCAGAACCTTTGTTACCATAGATAGGGTTCAAAGCAGCGTTAGCTACACCAGACCCAGTCTCAGCAGGAACTGCTTCAATCATTGCAGTCTCAAGATAGTCTTCGAAACGTAGACGAGTCTCGTGCTCAGACTTCAAATACCAAAGGTATCCAGTCGCACCATTCTCGGTAGTTACTTCTACCCATCCAATCTGAGCCATGTCAGAACCAGATACTGCATACTTGTCTTTGATGATGATTGGAGAGTTGTCGAAGATTTCGTCTTCAGCTTCCAAAGACCCAATCATACCAACAGTTCCTTTCTTAAATTCAGAACCGTAAATCCATACAGAAAGTACAGCAGTTCCAGAGAAAGTCTGTCCACCAGCTTCGTAGTAAGCAACATCGAAAGTACCAGCAGTTGTGTTAACAGCGGTAACGATACCCTTGTTAGAAAGGCCTGTAGCATTGTCAGAAATGAATACAGTTTGGCCAGCACGGATAGCGATTGCAGTTACACCTGCATCAGAAACAGTGATGGTTGCAGAATCTGCCGCAGCAGCAGCAGAAGAATCGCAGTTCACATACTTAGTATGCAAACGACCTTGCTCAGCCCACTTGATCATATCAGAGTTGGAAGGCATTTCAGCTCCTACCATTCTTAGGAAGGAAGCTACGGTACGATTACCATAACGCTCGAATTCTTTTTCGTAGGTATCAGGTAGATACTGGTTCAAGAAATCAAAGTTGGTAATGTAGTTAGTTGATAAAGGCACCTGCTCAGCACTTGGCTGCAACTGGAACCCAGGAGTGTTTAATACTGCCATTGTTTTGTTTTTTTAGTTGTTACATTTTTTTAATACTGCGGATTTTTAGACCCCTCCCAGAGTCTGGCGCAACCGCCTTCACCTGCATTCCACCTTTATTAACAACCTCAGGAGCTCTACGCTCAGACATATTTATATTTTTGGTCTTACGTAAAACGTCATCGGTAGCATCCGCTTGCCCTTGCTCATAAAAGAACTTGGCAAACTTTTCAGGATTCATTGCGATAGACAAAGACTTGTGGTATCCAGCTGCATCCTTAATTAGTCCACTGTCATCCAAGAACTTATTAACAAAGTTCAATGGGCTTGACTGAGCACTCTTTAATTCAGAACCAGATGCCGGAGCAAATAAAATCTTCTTCTCGTTAATGTCGAACTCAAATCCTTTGAAGTCTTTACTAAAGACCTCCTCTGTCTTTTGGTCGAACCATCTACGCTTCCGATTACTTTCCTCCTCTATACTCTTTGACTGTTTTGTATACTGACGATAAGCCTCAAATTCTTCTTTCTCTTCTGGAGATAAGCCCATTCCACTTGACTCAAGCGGAAGCTTATATTTTTCTTTCTGAGAATTGAAATGTTTCTTAGCCTCGGCAATAGCTTTCTTTCTTGCAATCTTTACATGCTTAATCTTTGACTCATCATCTAGGTCCTCATCAAAGGTGTAATCCTCCATCAAGACCTCAATGTCCTCGTCATCTAGATTCTGCTGTGTATCTGCAAGGTACTCTCTAAGAAGTTGATTCTGATCCATCGCATCGTAATCCTTCCTAAGCTTTAGGAAATCATCAAAGCCACGGCCAGTATCCTTCTTGTAATTCAAATAAGCTGAAACATCCTCAGGCAATTCTTCATTGCTCTGTCTCTGATCCATTAACTCATCAAATGAGTTTATCTGCTTATTGTATCTCTTCCCAATATATGAAAGAACTTTTTCTTCAGATAGTTCTTCTTCTTGCGAAGTAGTATCCTGAACTCCATTGTCAATACTAGTAGTATCAATAACAAGTTCGTTTTGTAATTCTCCATTGAGTTCTTTTTCATGTTTCTCAAGTAGTTCTCTCTCTACTTCTTGTACACTTTTAGGCTCAACTCCTTCTAGTGATCTTACTTTGATTTCCATTTAATTAGATTTTATGTTACAAATATATATTTTTTTTTAACGTGGCTCAAACTCTGCCATGTCGAACCCATCGAGCGTATCCTCATTGGATTCAAAACTCAGTGGAGGTAAGTTGTTCTTCCTCTGATTAATCAACTTAGACTGCTCAGAATTCTGCTGACTAATTCGCTTAGCCTTAGAGTCCTCCTTCATCATATCTCTATCTGCAAGTGCGGTCTCCTTGACACCAGCAATCTGCATCTGATAGTTAAACTCTTCAGCCATCAACATTCTCTTTAGCTCAGCTTCTGCCTTTAGCTTCTCAATATCGAACGCAACCTCTGCCTGCTTAATCTGCATCTTGGATTGGGTATCCAACTGAAGCTGTTGCATAGCTACCTGAGCAGCAAACTCCTGAGACTGCAACTGCTGCTGAGCCATCATGTCCTGCTTCTGCATCATCATCTTCTCCTCTCTCTCCTGCTTCTTAACCCTCTTCATTTTAAGTAGCTGGTTAGCAAGTTTAAGATTCTTTAACTCCCTGATGTCAATAGCATCCTCAAGGTTGATGTCACCCTTAGACAATGCCATCTGTACGTTTGCCTCTAGCTGTGCTCTCTGCTCCTCATCAGGAGATATCTCAATGAAGATACCAAAGTCGTAGATGTACAGATCCTTAATGTCGTTCAAGATAGATACGTTGTACTTACCAATCTTATTAGCGAAGTCATCCTTAAAGTCAGCGTACTGCAAAATATCTGCAACACGATACGTAAGTGCCTCAGCAAGTGTGCGGTAAATAAATAGACCACTCTCAAGGATATGTCTAGTAGCTGTGTTAGAGTTAAGAGCTGCAAGCTTCTGTACACCAACCAATGCATTAGGGTCAGGGTTAGATCCATCTCTAGCCTCATTGAGACCAGTCACAGAACGAATCATATCTAGATAGTGATTGTAGTTAGCAATCAACATCTGAGTCTTAGCCGCACCTGAGTTAGATGTAAGCTGCTGAATAGGAACTCGTGCGTTGTTAAACTCACCATCCTGGGTATAGCTTCGACCAATAACACTACCTGTCTGGAAGTATAGTCTCAACGCATCCTCTGGGTTGTAAGCCGCACCTGTTCCCAAGTCAACCTCATTCAATCCATCCGCATCAATGAACACACCATCTGGTACCGTACGTGCAATGACCTGCTGTAGCTTCAAGTGAGTCAACTGAATCAAGTCAGCAAAAGGTATCATCCTTCTAACCAACGACTCAATAGCTCCCTTGTACATGCGTGGTGCACATGCCACATAGTTTGGTATAGCATGCTGAGAAGAAGACTTTGGTCTTACCATGTTCTCTGATAGCTCCCACTTCAACAAGAAGTTAGTGCCCATCACCATCACACCATCATACCAAACGTCAATTGTCTTCTCAATCTTCTCAAATTTCCCATCCTCCATCATCTCTACAGGAGGATTGAACTTGTCATCTTTCTCTATAATCCGACTGCCTCCACCCTCAAGTATCTTCTTCTTGTAGACCATCTTCTTAGTGGTCTTGTAGTTGAAGTAAAGAAGGGTACAGGTATCACGATAGAACATACTGTTCTCGTAGAATCGAGCTACATTGTAATAGTCATACCAGCTCTGAGAGTATTTGGATATCTCATCCATCTGCTCACGTGTAAGAGTCGGGTCAATCTTTAGTAGCTCTGTCATTGGAAGAGTCTTTATCTCTCCCCAATAGAAGCAGTCCTTAAAGAATGGGTCCTCAGTGTAGCTGTACACAACATTAGCTGGGTCTACATAGGACACCTCAACACCAGACCCTAGTAGGAACTCGTGCTTAGCAATACCAATACCAATAACAGCAAGGTCATAGTCAATACGCTTACGTGTATCCTGGTAGTGGTTCTCATCAAATATTGTATTGATAGCCTCCTCTTCAGCTATCTCAATCGCAGGCTTATACTTAAGCTGCATGTATAGTGATAGCTCCTCATCAGTCTGAGGAAGCTCCTCTGGATTTGTTACAAATGGGTCAACTCCAGTTTCATTCTGTATCTTAGAGAGCAGGTCCTTAGCAAGCATCTGACTCTCAATCATGTCCTGATACTTACTTCTCTTTGCCTGAGACATTGCATCCTGTGCATACGCCTTAACCTTAAATAGTCTGTCATTCATGCCGTTAACGACAATGTCTACAAACTTTGGTAAGATAGGTACAGGAGTCCAGTCAAGGTTTAGGTAAGACAAGTCACCATCAATCGCTAACTCATTCTTATATTTCTGAATGGACTGCTCACCACGTGCGTATAAACGCAAGCGATTAAACTCAGCCCACTGATTGTAATATCTACATTGACTTCCATCTTTTCTAAACCACTCATACTGAATGGCTTGACCAACCTGAAGACCAAACTCAGGGCTAGCTTTCTCCGAATCCGAAAGAAACTGGCTTGGAAATGCTGTTGAAGATATATTAACTACGACATCTTTCATCTAATAATTTGACTTTGATTTCCAGTGTTAGCGTACTTTGCGAAATTAACACTAATTTTCGACTCTTTTTTATCTGGTAAATATACATGTTTTTGATTTGCCATTATAGCTAATCCAGAACTGATTGATGCATCGTGCTTTGTTCGGTCATTAATATCAAACTTAGCCCAGTCCTCAAGCGTTCTAATGAACGGCATTGTGCCTATCTCATCCGCTGGTCGG